GAAAAGAAGCACCTTCTATCGAGATGTGCCCGCGGAGGTCTACTGGCTGTAGGTGCGGATACGCACCACTGGGGCGGAGGCGTCTACAGCCTCTCGGGCTTCTGCCTTGCCCGTGAACTGCATGGTGGAGAACTCGTCACCGAGCATCGCGAGATCACCTTCCGGGGAGAGCGTGACGCTGTGGAACTGGTACTCCGTCTGCACGGAGTTGTTGGCGGCGTTCTTCTGGATGAACTGCAAGGCCCCGGAGATCTCGGATACCGTGAGACCGGCCACCTCTTCGATGGTCTGCGCCACGGGGGTCCAGTCGACGTCGAGCGTTTCGGTGCCAAGAGGGAACTCGGCCCGGTTCGCGGTGGTGTCGTAGAGGAAGATGCGCCCCATGATGCGATCCACCTGGTAGTCGGTCCCTTCGGTGAGCGCCGTACTCCCTGTCTTCTCGGCGGCGAAACCCGCGTCGGCGATGTTGTACATCCGCACTTCGGCCGAGGTGCCCGGGTAGGCCGTTCCGGAGCTCATGTCGGCTCGGACGTAGAGCAGGTACCACTTGCCGAGCGCGGATTCGGCGACCCCCGCCTTGGCGAGAGACAGCACCACGTTTTCGACGCCCACCACGGGGGTAGCGGACTGGCTGAACGACGTGGTGTCTCCCGAGAACCACAGCGCCAAGTTGTCCAGGTTGATCTCGTCCACGGTGAACGAGATGGAAGCCGAGATGGCAACCACGACTTCCTTATCGGTCACTTTCAGACCGGCGCGGGAAGACTGGTGCTCGAGCTTCTCCGTCTCGAGCGTCGCGGAGAACTCGGGGGCGTTGCCGAGGTCGCGAAACTCCAGAGGAAAGCCTGCGGCGTTGACGCTCGCAAAAAAGATGATCCCACGACCGATGATGTAGTCGTTGGGTTGTGCAAGTCCGGTCGAGAAACCCATGGCGTATCTCCCTGTTAGATCCTTCCTGGGATCATCTGCAACGTGTAACGCACGAAGCTACCATTGGAGGCATCGTGCATGGGCGGATGTGTGAAATCGATCTGAGCCACGTTCAGCCAAATGGGCGGGATCCGCGTGTTGTCATCCGCGACGCCCATAGGAATTGCGTGCTCCCCCACTTTGAAAAGCTCGCTGTCGAAGTATTCGGTCAGTGCTTCTTCCTTGAAGGTCAGGAGCACTTCCCAGGTCAAGAACTCTCGTTCGCGGAGAAGATCGCGCTTGTTCTCGGAGGCCCCGACATTCGTCGAGGTTTCATTTGCGGAGAAACCCGTTGGCGTGATCTCGAAAGCGGCATTCTTTTCGAAGTTGACATCGCCGGTCGAGGAGTCCGGAGACCATCGATAGAATTTGCCGATGGGGAGCCTCACGAATAGATCGTGCAGATGCTTCCAGATCCGAGGTTTCCACGCATCAAGCGCGAGCACTTCAGGGGAGGCCACGGAAGATCCCCCCTGCGATAACACTCTCTCCGAGAACGATCGGAGGATTCGCGCTGTCAGGCAACCCGATCGTGGACACCCGGCTTACGGTCTCTTCTCCCGGCAGCTCTTCTTGGGAGAGAATGTCCATCGCATCGTTGATTTCGTCGAGTAGCTTCGAGCGCAGGCGATCGGCCGCGAAGGGGTTCAGGTTGCGGAAGGCAGCCTCTTGGCTCCACTCCTGAAATGGTGCTGCGCCGCCATCTTTGTAGTGGGCGGTGTAGAGGGGGAACAAGAACCAACGACAGCGATAGAACTCGATCGTGAGAGCGAGCTGCCTCATATGGTCGTCGTTGGTGACCGGAGGATCGACGAAGGACAGAGCGATCAGCTCATCGAGGCGCACCAATCCCAGCGTGCGCCAGAAGAACTCACGAGCTTCCCGAATGGCGCCGTCGAGCTGCTCGTCGGCGTCGGTGTTCGCGCCTAAGGCGGAGAGACGCAAGAGACCTAGAAGGTTGCTCTTCGTCTGGAACATCGGAGTAGCGTCGGCCATGGATCAGATCAGTCCTTCGTAGCATCCTTCATGAGGTGGGCGCGCGCCTCCTCTGGAGTCTCGTAAGGGGCCACGTCGGAATCCCTCTCGAGGATCATCGTGTTGAGATCGTCGAGGGACTTGCCGGCGAGCTGCTGCGCGGAGAACGCGAAGAGGTGTTGGACCTGGCAATTCTTGCCGGGGGGCGGAGCCGCCGGACCCTTGGGATCCCTCCCCTTCGGCGGCTCCGCCGGCTTCTGGACCATGGTCGTTTGGCGTCCCCTCAAAGAGAGGGACGTGGCTTCCGGAGAACCAAGAAGCACGACGGCTCTTTTTCGAAGAAACTCGTCCCGAAGATCTGCGTTATCTTCGAAGGTGAGTTGTGTTCCAGCCTCGATCTTCTTGCCGTTGTGCAAGATCGTTGTTCTGGCGATGTAGGTGGGATCATCCATGTGCTTGCTCTTTGAAGGTGTCTGCCTCGAAAAGGATCAAACGACGATGTAGGTCACCATCGACTCGGGCCGCCGCGCCACGGGCAATGGGCGAGACTCCCAGAGGTACATATCCGCGCTGGGGTCCTTCTGCCGCCAGGACTTCGAGAAGAAGCGAGTCTCGAGCATTCCTTGCTCGGCAGCTTCCAGGTCCTGGATGGCGCCGTACTCGACGACGTTCTCGGCGCCGGGGGTGGCGGCCACGAAATGCGCCGCGTCCGCCGCGACGAGTAGGGTGGCGGTGCCGAAGGGATCCGACACGGAACGGGCATACCTCCACCAGCGGATGCCGTAGACTTCCCCGAGGAAGATCGCACCGGACTGCCGGAACTGCTCCACCAGGGTCATGCTTCCGGGCACGATGCGACGATTGTCGAGGTCTTCCCGGATGCTCTCGTTCGCGATCCAGGCGTCGGCCGCGGCTGATCCCATGATGCAGTCGGTGGGGGCGAGTCCGACTGTGTCCGAGATCAGCTCCTTCACGGCCGTGACGTGTTGCCGCGGGAGGGACGTGGCAGAAGCCAGCGCGGTATCCCACGTATCGTTGCTCGTCAGAGTCACGGTATGCCCCGCGGGGCGGCCGTAGTCGATCGTGAAGGAATCCCCGAGTTGACCGTCCGTGAGGGCGATGTTGTAGGTGAGCGTGCCTGTCAGAACCTGGCAGCACATCCATTCCAAAGTCTGATCGATCTGCTCGCGAGCGTACTTCAGGTCGTGAGCGACCCGCTTAGCCGCGGCGCTGAGCACCGGACTGCCGTCATTCGCGAACACGGGAGATCCCGGGACTCGAGCAGTCAAAAGCTGCCGCGCAGTGAACGGGCGTTTGGCCCGGATGGAAGGCGCGGTCACGATCGACTGCCGGGTGGACATGCCGGTAATCAGCTGGGCACCGGCTCCTGGAGTCACGAAGGGAGCCATCAGACGGCCAGCGACCCAGGAGTCGATTGCGATGTTCTCGGTCGGATTCGTGTTGAAGTTGTTGAAGAGCAGTTGGGTCACGAAGTGGTACGGCGTGCGTACTTCTTCGAGAACCCTCGACATTGTCTGCCATTCGAGTTCCGTGATCGTGGGCATCCTTGCCTCCCCTGTGTTTCTTGTTCCTTGAAGTCAGTTTCCGATCATCGGGAGACGATCAGATGACCAAGTCCAGACCCTTGACATCGATACCGAGGGTACGCAGAGCCGCGGCGGAGCCACCCTCTTGTAGGGCGGTGATGAGCTGCGCTGCGGTTCCCTGAGCTGCGAGAAGCTGGAAATCCTCGTAGTGGATCTCGCCGCGCCGCATGACGCTGCCGATGACTTCTCCACCTCCGGTTGCCAGGATGGTGATCGAGTCCGGCCAGACGATGCCGCTGATGATGTCGATACCGTTCGAACCGCCTTGGACCCAGGGGACCCAGAGGTTGGTCGATGTGTTGAAGGCCACGGGAGTGCCGGCCACCAGCTCCACAGTCGCTGCTCCGGCGTCGGCGGCGAAGGTCTGCGGAGTGTTGAGAATCGAGTTGATTCGCAACAGCGCCGCCGCGGTACTCGTGGTTCGTAGGCTTCGAGGTGTGAGCGCCATGTGCTTGTCTCCTACTCAGTTCTTGGAAAAGAGGCCTCTGGAAGAGTCTGCTCTCCCTAGCTTGCCTTCTTCTCCAGAGGTACCCCGTTGGCGTGCGCTGCCATGGCGTTGGCCATGTCGAAACACTTCTTCAGGTGGACGGGTTCGGTTTCGTCGTCGCCGGCGTTGGCGCCATCGGCGTTTTGGTTGGAGGCTCCTGCGAGGTGTTTGCACCGCAGTTGGGCTTTCGCCAAATCCGCCTTCGCCTTCTGCAGCTCGGGGGAGTCGTCGGGCTCCTTGGCGTCCGGCGTATCGGAGGCCTTCTCGAGCTTCTCGAGATGCTTCTTCAAGGCGGCGGGGTCATCGGGATCGATCGCGGCGAGTTCCATGGCCGCGAGGTGCTTTCGAACGGCGGCCGGGTCGGTGAGATCGATCTCGGTCTTCTTGGCCGCAGGAGCCGGCTGATCGTCGGCTTTCTGCAGGATGCCGGCTTCCTTGAACAGCGTGGCCAGTCCGCCGAGAAGAGTCTTGTTTCCGGCCGCGATTGCTTCTGCCAGTTCCTCTGATGTCATGTCGGAATCTCCGTCCAGTTGTTTCCGCATCTTCTCGAAGCGAGCCGAAGCGGGGGGGTCCTCTTCTACGACAAGGGCAGGTCCCTGTAGCGAGACGCCTCCCCACTTACCATCACGATACTGCTTGCGGAGATCTTGATCTTCGATCTGGATCACAGCACCCCAGCCGCCCGTAGCGGTCACTGTGGTCCCGTTGTAGTCCTTCAAGTTGGCGAAGCGAGGGTCTCCGGCTTGGATGACGAAGCTCTCAGCGACGAACACCTGCTCCTTGGTGAGGGGTTGTTCGTCGTGTCTCAGATCGAGCTGCATGCCATTGCGGGCGAAAGAATGCGCCATGCTTTCGATGGCGTCGGGGCCAGCCCAATCCCCTTCGCGGTCTTGGTGGTTGGGCACCCAGATGGCCGCGATGAGCTGGCCCCGTTCGAGGAAGTCGGAATCCTCTTTGAGGATGGGTTCTAGTGTGACCGTCCCCTTGGAAGGATCCCCATCGTCCGCTTTGTAAAGCGTACGGAGACCCGTCATGCCGCGCGGGCACAGGCTCACGAACCGGATATCTGCGCTCTTGATTCGTCGTCCTTTGGCCATATAGCTTCCCCGAAAGACTCTTGGAGTATAGGATCGATCATTCGGGTTTTGCAAACCCTGAGCCAGTCTTTGGATACATGTACCCATGAGCGAGTCAGAGCAGAACAAAGTCATCGCGGTAGAGCGCCCCAGGATCCCTCTATTTCCACGGCTACGAGATGGAGAATCCTGGAACACGCATATCACGAAAGAGGCTGACAAGGAGGAGGCTGCGTCCAACCAGGGAGTGGAGACCGGCCGAAAAGAACACCCCTTCAACATGGCGGCGACGGGCAAACTACTGACGGCGGATACTCACCACTCGGCCAGCATAGCCGCGAAGATCGGAGCATCCGTCGGGCTCGGGATCAAAGACGAGAATGCCGAAGAGATCCTGGACGATCTTTGCACCGTCTCTTGGCAGTCCCTGATCATCGAGGTTGCCGAGGATTTCGAGAACACGGGGAACGGCTACATCGAAGTCGTGAGGCAAGGCGGCGAGATCACGGGACTCCACCACCTCCGAGCGTCGGGTGTTTGGTTGCACCTCGACGACGTGGCGCAGATGGATTGGCACTACGAGATCTTCTCGCAAGAGGGGCAGGAGAGACGCTTCGCTCGTTTTGGGGATGGGGATCGGCTCAAAGGCACTCTCGTCGGAGCTGCCAAACAGTTGGTGGAAGGCCAAGCCGGCACGTTCTCCGAGGTGATCCATATCAAGGATCCTTCCTCGCTGTCTCGCTGGTACGGCGTGCCTCGATGGTTGTCGGCGGTGGCTGCCATTGAGTTGGTGATGTCGATCCTCCAGCACAACTACGACTTCTTCAACAATCGAGGAGTCCCCGAGTTTATCCTCTTCGTGCTCGGTCAAAAAGTGATCGACGAGGACTGGAAGCAGATCGAAAACAAGATCCAAGAGCACGTCGGGTTGGGCAACGGCTACAAGTCGATGGCTATCAACTTCCCGGGAGAGGCGCAGGTCCAGCTCGAGAAGCTCGGGATCGACACGAGTGAAGAGGGTTCCTTCGACAAGATGCTCGATACGCTATCGATGAGGATCGTGTCGGCCCACCAAGTGCCGCCGCAGCTGGCGGGAATCATGATCCCCGGCAAGCTCGGTGCAACGAACGAACTCCCCAACGCCATGGCAGTCTTTCAGGCGATGGTTATCAGCCAGAAGCAGAAGCTTTGGACTTCGGTGCTCGGATGCACGCTTGGTAAGGAAGGTCTCGGCATACCTGGCGTGACTCGCAAGAGCTTTGAGTGGAACACCATCGTAGAGAAGATCGATCTTCCTGGGTTGGATGCCGTGGCGCGCACACGCAAGCCAGCGGCCGAAGGAGTGGCTCCCGCCGGCCAGGGACCTCAGGGAGGGAAGCGAGCTCCGGAGGCAGGCACCCCCGCGGCGAGGCTCGCCAACATCGCAGCAGAAGATCTCTCTTCTGAGGAGCGGGTCTCCTTGCTCGTCGAGCTCTACAAGGCCGCCATGGATCGGCTCCTGTCGCCGGCAGCCTGATGGCTTCCAGGGGACCCTACGCAAGTTGGATCCGGGCGCGACAGTTCAAGATTGCCCGAAGGCTCCTGCCTCGCGTGCGGCGGCGGATCGGGTCTCGCACCCTGCGAGAGTTCCTCCAGATGTACGAGCGGGCACAGGACGGGAAAGCCGTCTTGGGGGTTCCCCACTATTGGGCCGTCTACTACCACGATGGCACGGGGGCCTTTGGTCCCTCGAACGCCACGTATCTGGTCTACTTCACGAATGCACTGACGGATGATCCCAGACTCGGAGGCAAGTACCCCATCCGGTTGGAGGAATGGCGCCCCCTGACCAAGGAGGAGTTCCAGATAGGCTTGGAGATCAACCGAGCCTTTGGGTTTGCGTTCTCCGGACCCTTCATGATCGTCTCGCGGTGGCAGAGCGCCCGCGAGGGGGATCCATTCTTCGAGGACACCAACCCTTCTCAGGACGCCTCCCGGATCATCCCCAAGGACTTCTCTGAGCTGGTCAAAAAGACGTTGGGCAAAAACTTCCGTCGAAAAGAGACTGCTCGAGGGACGATCAAAGTCGGGTTGTAGGGCAGATGAGGTGGCGGATAATCCCCAGCTTCTGAGCGAACAACGCCAGACCACAGGCATCCAATACGTGTTGCGCGCGGGCCGCGGTGATGTTCCCCAGGACGAGGGTGCTCGAGGCCCAGACAGGTAGTACGCGCTTGTTGTTCGTGGTATATTGGATACCTAAGGCTTCGCAGATCCGTCCGTGGTGAATGTGCTTGGGCACTTGGCCCTTCCAAGCTTGGGGGGTTAGGAAGGCCTGAGAAGCCGCGGGGTAAGCTGTCCAAAGAGCATCAGACGCGCCACCGGACACCAAGGTCAAGTTGATCAAGTCCGCTGGATCGACCTTGTTCTTGCTCCCGGAGTACACCTGGGGAATCTCGATGGCGATACGCTCCACAGCATCGATAGGCCACGCGAGAGCTTGGGCGGCGCGGATGTTCCTGCTGGCTGCCCGTGGGCCTTTCTCACGAGCAGAGACGTTTGTCAAGGCCACCATCAAGAGCTGGTTGTCTCGAACGATCGCGGCGCCGCTACTGTGGAGGTCGGGATCGAAACCAAGAGTAATCATAGGAGAACCCCATGCCGGATGAAGAAAAGAAAGCGCTCGATGTCGATTGGCGTTCCGCTAAGACAGAAGTCATCGATACGCTGTTGGAGGGGATGACGGATTTGATCCAGGGCGCGGCCGCTGACATCGACGCCTACGTAGCATCCATCGGACAGGATATGGTCCTCGCATCTGCGGGAGGTCGCGTTCTGGATCAGGAGCATCTCGAGGCCCAGCTGCCTCTCCTCGCGGCCATTCACCAGGTCCGTATTACCCAGAAGGCCAACGAAACTATCTTCAAGATTGTGGGAGTGGCCAGCCGAGTGTTGACCGCAGGGCTCACTACAGGCCTGGCGGCTGTTGCTACCCATATTCCCTCCGGCGAAAGGGGTTGACATGCGATTGATCATCATCCTCAGCGCCTCGATGCTTCTCCTCAGTTGCGCGACACCTTCCTCCGTCTCCGTCGATCTCGTGGCACCCGCCATCCAGGTCATCGGGCCGGAGCTCACGAGCTACCTGACCCTCGACGAGCTCATGCCCCAGGATCAGAAGCTGATCCACCAAAGCGCCCTGATGACCGTCTCGGCGGCTCTCACCGCGGGAGAGACCATCGACGTCCGGGCCTATGGACCACAGCTTCGAGACGTTGCGCAGACCTACCAGGCCTACGTCGCGAGCGATTCGAAGTTGGACGAGTTCTCCAAGCGAACAAGGTCGCGTACCAGCGAGCTCCTGCTCCGTCTCGTCGCCGAAGCCGGCGGCTGATCACCGAGCCTTCTTGCGGGCCTTCTTCCGAACGGCCTTCTTGGTGACCTTCTTCTTGGCCTTCTCGCGCACGATCCCCACACCATCCCTGGTGAGGTAGACCTTGAAGTGGTCCGGGATGTCCGCAGTCGCTCTCCGCACAACCGCCGCTATCCGGTTCCTGAAAGCCAGGTGAATTCGATGGTACTCGGCGTGCGCCGGGTTTTTCTTTGGAGGGTTGCCGAGAGGCACGCTAAAGGCTTGATCCCGAGACAGAGACAACACCCTTTGGATTAGGTCGCTGTACTCTGTCTTTGGCGTGCGCTTCCTCGCAGGCAGGTTCGCGACACTCGTCGGTTTTCCCAATTTCATTTGTTTGGCTCCCAAGCGATCAACCGACCTGTATCGTCGAAGCGAGGTTCGGCGCTCTTGTACCACCTGTACATCAGCGCGGACTCGACCTTGCTTTCCACGTCCGGCAGAATCATGCGCATCGAGTCTACCATGAGTTCCTCGATACGCATAACGCGATCGTGTGCGCGATCATCGTCCGGCAACTCAGTCAAAAACTCGTCGTGGATGAAGTTCGGCATCCGACAGCCGAGGAGAATCGACCCCTGAGAAGGGTCGTACATTTCCCGAGTGATTCGGAAGTCCGCGATCTTGGCCCCTTCTGCTGAGGGAGTCTGCATCGCCATTCCGTTGGCCGCTTCGGGGAAACGACAACCCGCGCGGTACATGCCCATGGGCGACTTGTAGGCATGCTTGCCCACGTTGCGCGGGTCTGTCTGTCCGTTGATCCAGCTGAAATACTGCCGCATCTCAGGGTAGGTCTTGAACCAAATATTTCGCAGAAGTTCCGCGGTGGCCAGATCGACGACAACCCCGTAGGAGGCGCGGGCGAACTCGACGAACGTCTTGGGCCCCAATCCGCCGGGGTACCCCAGCCCCGTGGGCTTCGCGAACCGGCGGTAATGCTGGAAGAGTCTTCGAAGCTCCTCGTCCTCGGAGGTTTTGAACTGGAGGAATGCTCGATAGGTCTCATCGATATCCAGCCCGCGCGAGGTCACGAGTTGCCCAAAGTCTTCGTCCATATGGGCGCAGAGTTGAGCGCCCAAGAAGGCGTGCAGGTCGTAGCCAGCGAGGTTCTTTTCGCGGTGCTTGCTCTGGCCGGGGAAGAGACTGTGGGTCACTTGGCCTACAGAAGTCAACTCTTGGCCCGCGTAATCCGACGCGCAAAGGATCCACCCCTTGCGTGCTACAAAGCACTCTCGCGTGGACAGTTCTCCGCCGGCTCGTGGCTGGTTCTGTCCGTTGGTGGAGGCGAAAAGCTTGCTTCCGTGGCTGGAAGTTCTGCCAGATGTCACCAAGGCGTTGAAGCCGAAGTGGACTACGCCTTGATCGTTCTGCAAGACCGGTAAGTAGGTGCTTCTCAGCTTGATGATCTCTTCTCTATCAGCGAGGAGACTCAGCAGAGGGAGGCCCAGATCTCCGAGCCGGCGGAGTACATCAGCGTCTTTGCAGACTTGGTTGGTGGGCGTCCTCTTGACTTCGAGACCGCGGTCGTTGCACATCTTCTCGATGTACTTTTTGATGTCTGTATCCTTGCGGGCCTCTGGCTTGGCCTTCTTCATCTTGACCAAGCCAGTCGCTTTGTCGATCGTGCCTTTGGCGTAGGGCATTGGCGGAACAGCCGGAGACAAGAGCCCTGCATCGTAGAGCGGTTGCATCTTCTCCGGGCCGATCCGTTCGTCGAGAGCCTTTGCCAAGCGCGCCACGCGCTCGGGGTCCACTTCCATGCCCCACGCCGTTGAAAGGCACAGGACGAAGCTGGTGGCCGCCTGAAAGGCCTCTGTGACGATGCTGCCGTGCCCCTCTTGGTTGGCTTCTTGGAGGATTGCTTCGTGGACCAGAAGAGGACCTACCACGTCGTCCTTTGCGTACCGCAGAGCATCTGCGGGCCACTCCGCCACAGGGACGCCATCCAGCTCGCAGTACCGGACCCTCCAAGAGTCGGCCGATTTTTTATCCTCCGATCGATCGACGCCCAGCCAGCGATTCTCAAGATCGCTAAGCGTGTAGCCCAGCTTCCCGCGGGATCCGTCTGGCAGGGAGAAGTATTCGATATCCCCGGTGGTGCTGATCCGCAGCAACTTGTCCATGAGGGTTAGATCATGGATGCGCTCGTCTTCGTAGGCTTGCCAGACGAGGGACCATAGCTGGGGCCACTGACCGCAGAGCACCCCGAAGTCGTAGGCTATGTAGACTCCAGTGAAGTGGACTTCGGGATCTTGGAGGGCACCAATCAAGAGTTGGAGAGCTCTTGGGTCGTCTCGCAGAAGCACCTCGATCTCTAATGCGTCCTCGCTGGCCCTGGTGGCGAGTTGCAAGCACACCGGCTTGGGCAGTGTGCACCCTGTTTTCATCGGGTAGGTCTCGGTGTCCATCGCTATCAGACGCATCTTAATTGCTTCCTTCTTGGTAGGCTTCGACGAACTGGCGCGCTTGCGGGACGACGATTGCATTCCCGTATCCGCGCAGTCTTCCCACTCGGCCGGGAAGCCCATCAACCAACGGGAATGTTCCGGGTTCAACTGACCGCCACTTGTCATCTCGGCAGAGGAGCCAATCAGGATCTCGCCAGAAGCCGTTCGTCGGTTGGGGCCTGTCAGGCCCGCCACAAGATTCAAACTCGTCAACGAGATCCCCAAGGACTTCCCTTGTGCGACAGCTCTTCGTTTGCGTGCGAGGAATTGCTCTGGGGTTCCTCCTGCTTCGTTCGCGCTGGGCGTCGGCCATCCTGTGAGGTCCACAGCATCCACCAACGTCTCTCCGTCGTGGTGCTTGCTGTCTTGGGAGCTTCTTTGAGCTGTTCGGTTCCTGGCGTTCGAACTGTCTTTTACCGTGGGTGTCGGCCACCCAATAAATGCGTCGTCTAAGATGCGGCGCCCCGACGCCACAAGCCGCGGTAACTGCCGACCCGCAGCGGTAGTGCTCATTTTCCAGGTCTGTCGATACAAGGTCGAGCCAAGCTTGACCTGGCTTTCCTGCAACTTGTTCCCCAAAGACAGTGTCAGGTCTGCACTGTTGGATGAGCCAGAAGAAGGAGGGCCACAGGTGCCGCTTGTCAGCAAACCCCTCTCCTTTACCTGCCGTGCTGAAAGGTTGGCAAGGGCAGGATCCTGTCCACACTGATCGATCATCCGGCCATCCTGCTTGTCGCAGGGCAAGTGACCATCCACCGATCCCTGCGAAGAAGTGGCATTGCTTGTATCCCCGGAGTTCTGCTGGGGAAACATCTTCTATACTCCTGTCATCTACCTCACCATCGGCTATCAACTTCCGAGAGATCAGATTTCGCAACCAGGACACAGCGAAAGGATCGATTTCGTTGTAGTACGTTGCCAAGTTGTTCTCTCCCGAAAAAGCGGGGGTTGAGAAGCAACGGCAGCTTGCCCTCAACCCCCTTCAAGCACGAGTAATTCTACGTAGTAATGATGTCTCGGAAGACTGCTCCCTCAGGTACCGGAACCTCCAGCGCCGCGAACTCGGCTTGGGTCAGGGTGCCAATCCAGCAGACCTTCGTGAAGGGGGTACCAGCTTTCGTGGTAATCTCTCGAGCCTCCACCCTGGCGACGAGACCGGCCATGGGCTGCGAAGCGCTCACCATCTGCTGACAAGCCTCGGCGTCGACGTCGGCTTCCTCGCAACCGATCAAGCCCATGACCATGGCCTTGACGTTGGGAAGAAACATGTCTTTCCCATTTCCGCCATCCATGATGAGGTGAGACGGCTGATCCCCCACCGCGTGAGACATGGGCTGTCCGTCCGCGTTGTGCTTTACCTCGAGTACCGCCAAAATCGTGGTTTCGGCCGCGACGTACTCAGAACCTGATCGGGCCTTGTCCGTCTTGACCCGATCCACCGAAACCACGTAGGTGCCGGGCCGGAAGTAGTCGGCATTCTGGCTGGCTTTGACTTGCGAGATCTTGTCAAAAAGTCCCATGCTGTCTCCTTGTATTCGTTCGGGAAGCTGTCCTCACGCCTGAGAGTTGTCAGGCGTTGGAGAAGCGTTCGGTGAGAGTCTTCTGCTGCGATGCGTCGAGTCTGTGGGTCAGTTCAAATCCTCTTTCCTCCAGGACAGCGGATGGGAAAATCCTGGGAAGCGTTTCGTAGTTGGCATAGATCACTTTCTGTCTAGACCCGGTGGTCTGGTGGATGTACAGAGCATCTTGAAGCATGGCTGCGTAGAGAAGCTCATCGAAAGCAGCGGGCCCTTCGCGGGCTATTGGAAGGTCGCAAGCAATATTGACCACCAACTCGTCGGCCATTTGCCCCACGCGATGCAAGCGCCCAAGAACTTGTTCGGCTGTCGCCGCAGGTCTCGGCCACTGCACGAAGAGTTGGTCACTGTGGTGTTGGAGGTTCTTCCCGGTACCGTGGGCGCTTATGCTCGCTATCACGATGCGGTTGGCTGTCTCGGGGTCGATGATCGCTGCATCGTGCGGCCGTCCCGCAGGACAGAACAGCGCGTCCGGCAATCGTTCCGCCAACCACTGCCCCACTCCTGCGTTGTGGTACCAGATGATTCCTTTCTGGTGCTCTCGAGCCCAAGCTTCGGCAAATCGGATTTTGTAGTCGCACACTCGGACGATGCGGCTGTCTCGCACCGGCAGATCTGGGGTGGCGTCTTCCAGATCCTTGACCGAGCGCCAGCTTTCGTAGAGCTCTAATCCCACGTTTGCTCCTTGGTGCCGGGCCATGTCGCCAGCCACCAGGAATGGGGTATCGAGACCCTTAATATGATGGGATAGCAGCCAAGAGCGCAGAGTCTTTCGAAACTCTTGAAGGTGCTCGTGGTGCTCTTTGGCTTTGTGCAGCAGAGCGCTTGCGCCGGCTTCCGAGATGTCTCGGCGCGCGGCCAAGACTTCGGGTGCTGGCCAGAAGAGGTCATTGAAGATGCCTGCGGACAGTTCGAAGAGCCATCGGAACTTGTGGAATGCGTGATCGATCTCGTCCCCGTTGGGCGCTACCCACTGAGTATCGACGCCCTGCTGGAGCTCTCGCAGTTCGGTGGCTCCGGGGGCGCCCTCCTCCAAAGGCACTCTGCGCTGGGCGATGGTCAATGAGACCCCCAGTTCCTGGTCCCCAGTCGCCACGACAGCCGGGTTGGTGAGCAACCGGTGCTTGTAGGCTCTCCTAAATCCCATGCCGTTCATGGGGCAGTCAGGAGCTCCTGGGAGTTTGAGGGTCCACTCTATCAACGGCCGCACGGGGCCTGTCTCGCGCTCGTTGGGTTCTGCCCCAGAATCCAACACCGCGGCCCACTCTCGGGCTATGGCGTTCTTCCTGGGGAGCGGACACAGACCATCCATGAGACAGACGAGGTGCAGGTAGTCCAGCACGCTCTTGGCGGTGATTGTGCCAGAGAGCCAGACTACCTCCGGCGCGACGCTGTTCATGTAGCGCAGCAACCGCTTCGTCCTCGCGCTGTTTGGGTTGCGGAGATGGTGGGCCTCGTCGCCGATGACGAGTTGTGGAGCGATGGCTTGGAGCACGTCCTCGGCGTTGGGGGCAGACAGCATCGACGACGGCATGATGTAGCAGCCCCTCCGTCCGCTACCGGCTATGGCCATCCTTTTTGCTGGCGAGCCCAACACCTGGATGAACGGGACGCCGTGCAGAGCCACCCTCTGCCGTGCCCAGGGCAGATCTCTCCGAATGAGCTGAGACATGACTTGGGGAGGCACGATCAGCATGCTCCGATGGAAACCCTTCGCGAAGGCCTCCCCTGCGATCAGCAACGTGATGAGCGTCTTCCCCCAGCCCACACCGATAGGAGCGAAAAGGCAGCCATGGTCTCGGTAGGCGAGCACCGCGTCGCATTGCAGATCGTAGAGACGAAACCCTCGTTCGAGATGCTCGGCGATCACAACCTCTCGCTGGTAGGCATCTCGGGTTTCTTGTGGGTATCCGTCGACCGTCGGCAGCCTCACGATCCTGCGCACCTCGGCATAGGCCGCGGGGTTTTCTTTTGCCTGTTGGTTGGTCAAGAAGGCATGCAGAGGATTCGCCCTGTCTGGAGCAGAGCCCTCTGAAGAGCTCTTGGCAGCAGAAAGCGCCGCGGCCACCGCAGTGGGTGTCGCAAGTGCTTTCTGCTGAGCTTCTGCCGCTCGGCGCTCCAAGAATCTATGCAGGGCATTCGGCACAGGATTTCCTCAGCTCAACCCATGGTGGCTACGTAGACGACCGACGCGACGGCCTTGAGGGCTTCCACGAACGCGCGCACGTCTGGAGTGTGTGACGAAGAGAACACCACAGTGCGAGTGCCCAAAGTGTCCCCTATCGATTCGGCTGCGAGAGCCATGCAGTTGCGGCGAGCGAAGTTGTCGTACTCCCAGTAGCTGTCTACCCCCTTCTCCTCGCAGAACTGCTCGCGGAATCGCAAGAAGAGCTGATCCCCTGATACGTAGTTGCTGTTCGGGTTCGGCATGACGAGGGGGGCGCAACCGACGCAAAGAGTGAAGCTCTTCCGTGGACGGCCCTTGCCAGCCTTCTCTGCCGGAACTTTCTTGGTGGGAAGCGCCTTCTCTTCGGCCAAGAGCACGGGCGGCTCTTCCTCCACCGGCCGCTCCTCGACGACCGTAGCAGCTGCTGCTTGCTCAGCAACCGTGGTCGCGGCGGGTGCTTGCTCAACCGGTAGTTTCAGCCGCCACGAGTAAGCACCATCTAGCTCGTACCGGGAAATGGGAGGGTCGACACCTCGGCTTGGTGCAGAGGTCTCGCAGATTCGACAGAGGTTCCCCTTGGAGTTGAAGCCCCCAACGTCGTTCTCGTCGCACGCAGGACACGCAGCATCCGCCCAAGGCGCCATCCTTCGGGCGACGCCGGCTGCCTTGGGCGGATTCACCGCGATCGCTTCGGCGGGTGAGCTCGGGGCTGCTGCTGCTGCTGCAGCACCTTGCTTCAACGCGACCAGTTTATCGAACACTGTCATGTCGGAATCTCCTTGTAACTGGGCTTGGATCAGTTGAGCACGAGTCTCGTTTAGGGTCTTGACCCGCTTCTCGTATCTCTCGAGAGTTTCACGCTGGCCGCACACGCCTTGGAAAGGACATCCGCCGTAGGCCCAGCATGCTTTGGCGTCTGGTTTGTCGATGTCGGCAAGCGACACAATCTTGGACGCGCGGAGCATTTCGCGCGTGGTCTCGATCACAGCTTCCCAAGCTTCGTCGATCATCTCGACGGAGTAGAAGACCTCCACCCGGTACGGAGGCACCCCGTCTTTCCGAAAGACGTTGTGTCCGACAAGGATCCTGTCCGGGTCCGCTCCGCTGCCCTTTCGAAGCGCTTCGGCCATGACCTTGGCGTAGATCAGAAGCTGTTTGTCTCCCTTCTTCAACTTGCCTTGAGTAGTGGCGTATCGAGCGTTCTTGGCCGTCTTGTGGTCTTGCACCTCGCCGGGCATGCAAAGGTCGATGTACCCCAACATCCCCACCCCTGTGTCGCCCACCGGGAACACGAACTTGCTCTCTACCTCTCGATCCGGTCGTCGTTCCCACGTTCCGTTGGCAATAGCCTCGGCGACTTGCAGCATGATGCGGTCGCGTTCTTCGTCCGAGCAAACGAACACGATCTCCCCATCGTTGTTCCAGCCGTCGCGCACTTGATCCCAACCAGGCGGGAAGAGCTCCACCGGAGCATCTGTCTTAGCGTCGCGGCCCGTGTCACTGGCTCGGAAGAACCGTTCCGCGATGTTGTGGATGACCGTTCCGTAGAAAAGGTACCCCTTGTGCTCGGTAGGTAGCCTTTTTCTTTTCTCGAGCCACCACTTTCTTGGGCACAGTTCGTAGGTTTTGATCTGGGAAGCAGACGTCGTGGTCCAGGCTCTTGGGGGTAGGTTGCTCATGTTATTCGTTCGCGTTCGCGTTGGAGCTTACCAGATCCTTTAGGCGTTCGCAAGGATGTCCGTTCGTGTCTGCATGTCGCATCAGGATATTCGTGTCGATCTTCCAAGCTCGGACTTTCGGCGTGCCTGGGCCGTGGAGTTGTCGAGCTTGGCTGGCACTCCTCGAGGACAGGCCCCGAAGTACCGAGCTCACCCGGGAGAGCCTCAGCTTCTTCTCGAAGGGAAAGAGCTGTGTGTGGAAGTCTCGCACGCCGAGGGCGGACACATAGACGCCCCCGTTTTTTAGCTGGATCCCTGGGGGGAATTGCGATTCCTCCGTCATCCTCACGATCACTTCGATGATCTCTGGCGACCCACCGCTTGACACGGCCATCTCTCGGACGATGCCGCTGTCTGGGTCTCCTTCAACCAAGAGACGGTTGCCGATCGGGACAGGAAGACGATGCTTGTAGAGCATCAAGAAATGCCTGGCCATCAGCCAGTGGCTCTGTCGGCCATCGTCGCCTCGGATCCATCGTCTTTGTGGGTTCCCGGTGTAGGCCATGCCTCCCTTCCTGCGCAACCACGCTTCTCCCTCGGCTCCAAGATCGAAATGGAGGATGCGTTTACCGAGAGCTGCCCGGTCCTGGGGGCTTAGGTCTTGGTTGCCGTACAAGTCTTGCAGGATTCTGTCATTGTTCGCGGTGATCACAATACGCATCGGATTGTGGATCGAGATGATGCCGCGGCCCTTCTGCTCCACCTTGTGGGTGTCTCCGGCTATCAAGGCACGGAAAGAGTCAGCGGGGTCGTTGCTCCCGTCGCGGGATACCTTGGGCAGACCTTCGTTGATGGATAGGAAGGGCGTGCTGAGCATCATGGATTGAAAGCGCCCCGTCAGCTCCTTGGCGCTGGCTACCGCCTTGGTGTCGATGCACTCCGCGAGGCCTTCGAGGAGAAGCTTCTTGCCGATGCCCGGCGGCGCATTGATGCTGAGCGCGCAGATCCCGCCGCCTTCGAAGTTCAAGGCGTGGGCTATCCAGTTCTTCACCTCTTCGTAGGCCTCTCCGAAGGTCGCTGCCATCCAAGCGTCTACTTCGTCGGACCACTGCGGATCAATGTCGGTGCGCCTCGAGTACATTTTGAACTGAAACGTGGCAGAGTCTGTGCCCAGATCCCGCACGACGCTTCCGGCGGTGCCCACGATTCCGGCGCAGTAGGGGACGACCGAAACATGACGGTTGATGATCCTCTGTGTCGGGACATCTCGCCGAACCACCTGCCCACCTACGACCACCTCTTCTTCTATGGGAATGATCCCCTGCATCCCCAACTCTCGGATTCGGGCGACCAAGTTGGGCACGCCCACGCCCACGCTGTCGTAGTAACCGTCGGGGCGCATCACGTAGTACAACCCGTCGCAGAACACGATCAGATACCGATTCAGCCAGAGCATCGCTTCGACTTCCGGGCCATGCACGATAGAGCAAGAGCACCACTTCCTCATGCCTGTCAAGATGTCCAGGGAGATCTTGCCCGATTGAAGGGCCACGTGCTCACGCTTCGCGTCCTCCACCTGAACGCTGGCCGACTCCTTCTCCCAGCAATGAGTGGTCAAATGCCAGAGGATGTCCAACCAAGACTTGCCGTCATCGTCCCCGGTCCTTGCCTCGAGCTGCTCGCAAGGGTCCACAAAGAGGGCGAAGAGCAGCTTCGGGTCTGCTCCTGGCAGGAGGTAGAGCAGGTTCACCGCTTGCCCGACGCAGAAGCGTAGGCCGTTGTTCCTTCCGTCGGGCCAGGTCTCGAGGTCCAGCTTCCCGTCTATCAGGTCGGCGCTCTCTCGGCCTTTGAGTTGTCTCCTCGCCCGTTTGAACCACTCGCTCATCACGGGCTGCCCGGTGGTCTCGCTGGTTATGGTGAGCCACGCCTTGGCTTCGTCGGCCCCGGGGCAATCCCCCGTGATCCGTAGAACCTTCCCGTACTTCTTCGCCGTGGTCAGGATCGGGGCGATGTTTTTCGTGGCCAAGAGCGGTTGCTCGGGCTGAAACTCGAGCTGGCAGTAGTCCTGCTCCCAAGAAGGATGACCGTCCCGAGTCACTTGAGGAAGCCGGAACAGTCGAGTGAAGTCGTAGGTGCTGGTGTCTGTGTAGGGGCCGAGAGCTGTCTGCGATATCCGAAAGAGGATCCCCCTAATCACTCCTTCCGCCGCGGGGCAGGGCACCGGCCGATCCAGCGCGTAGACGAGACGAGCACCGGATCTCGTGGAATAGAAAGCGTGCCACTGCTTCAACATCTCGTCTTGGGTGCTGGCGGTTTCGAAGGCTTCGAGGAACAGCGCCAGCTGCTCTTCGTCCCAAAAGATGTGCTTGGGAAGATCGAGATCTACGAGGACCACACTGGTCAGGACAGAGAACCCTTCGCTGGCTAAAGACTCGAGAGATGGCTTGTTGACCCTGACCATCTCCCCATCTTTTGCATAGACCTCAGAGGCGTCGTGGTGCAGCAAGTAGCCGGTCATGTGGGAGTCTGTGACCCACCTCTTCTCCAACGCGGTCTTGAGGGGCATCACAGGAAGCTTCGGCGCTTCGTCCCCGTAGGCGTTGATGCCTCGGGTGTTCCGGTAATGCAAGACGGTTACGTTTGGCCATTGAGGCATGGGCGTGTGTCACAAGTAGGAGTTTTCAAGCGCTTCCCGGCAACTCTCAAGCATGACTGGAGGCATAGGCACTTGAGACTCGTTGGCTGCAAAAAGACAGAGCATCAGCACGAGCTGATCGACTTCCCAGCACCACAGCACAGGGTCGTCTTCTACCAGAAGCCGCATCTTGGTCATGTAGGTCAACGAGTGTCGAGTATCCCTCTGGATAGTGGCCCAAGGAACAGAGTCCCGCAGCTCCGCTACACAACTAGCCAAGAGCTCTTCCAGCTGTACCTTGAACGTCCGGGCGTAGGCTCGTTTCGTCCAAGTCGGCCCCATGAGACCCTCGGTGACAGCTTTGCGGGTCACCGCATAGCCTTCTTGAGTCTTTCGAATGCCAAAGGAGACCACCATGTCAGGGCCAGATAGCGCGACGTCTCTTCTGCGCGGCCGAAGGTGGTTTTCTGGGTTTCATTGGGAATCGCTCAAGGTTACCGGGATGCCTCGTTTTCCGCATTCCTTCTGGATCCAAGCCACCTTCTCGGCCAGCTCTCCTTGCTCCAGCAGATCCTTGGTGCCGTCGAACTTCACCACTTGCTGAGTTCGACGGCGGAACACTCCTGCAAGCTCGAGGCGATCGGCCGGCGGGGGGTTCTTCGGATCGAACACCAGCCCCGCGGTCTTGTACCACTGGTAGGTCTTGATGGCAGCGATCGTGTTCTTCACCCGCTGCTGGTCGTGGAAAACGATCCAGTGGACTTCCCGATGCCAGTCGCGAAAATGCAGGAGTGCTCCGGACATATCAGTCCTCCTCGGGAGGGATGGTGGTGGATGTGCTGATCTCCAGATAGCCGGGTCCGTGGTTCGAGACTTCTTCGAAGGTGAGCGACTCGGAGGCCCAAGCAGCGATCTCCTCCGGGGAGAGATCCCGGAGCCATCCAGTCCTCACGTCGTCGTGTCCCCAATCATCTGCCTTGCAGGGGATGACGGTCGACGCGCAGAAGAGGGCGTAGGGGATGTCGTCGGCACCGATCAGGAGCTCCACCGGGTTCCCTCGGAAGCTGCTGACGGTCTCTCGGCGCGGGAAGGTCGAGCAGGGCGGGCTGGCCGGTGTCTCCTGCTCAGGCGTAGGCTGAGGGGCCTCTCTGGAGGGCTCCTCGGCGTAGGGGTTCTCGTACCCGAGCACCCTGAAGATCCGGAAGCCGTTGCCTCCTATCGTGTCGAACCCGAAGACCCCCGCCAGGATGCCATCGATCTCCGTCGCAGTGAGGTCTCTACGGAAGAGCTTCTTGTCTGCGTCCCACTCCCAAATCCATTGACTGTCCGGCTTGGGGGTCAACGACGACGGCCCAGGGCTGAACGCCCCGGAGTAGATCAGCGTGCAGGGGCGGCCCTGTTCGTCGATGAGCAGCTTGATCGGGTGGTCTTCGTAGAAGCCCACCAACATCGCCCCGTTCGCTCGCAAGGGAAAGAACTCGCCCGTGCGCAGATCCTTCTTGCGGACCCAGTGCTTGGGGAGCTGCTCCTTGGGGCAGGGGAGGGTGTACTGCTTGATGTGTGCCAGGGCCCAAGCAGAGGGCGACGGCTCATCCGCACCATCTCTAACAGCCTCGTCGATCAGTTCCGAAATCTTGCGCTTTGGCTTGGGTTCAGGTGCGTCTTCGACGGTCGAAGAGGGCGGAATCTTGAGCGCCTCTTGGCAGATCCGCTGCTTCAAGATGCGCTGCTCGAGGGAAAGCTCCCGCAAGGCGGCCTGGCTTGTCTTGAGCGCCTCGTGCAAGGCGTCAAGCCCTTTGCTGCGTACGGTGTGGTCACGCAGAGATGGGGTAGGCTCCTTCGGGGCGCTCGCCGACGCCGGGATGTTGAGGCACGATCCCTGGAAGTTGGTGCCCGGCGAAGCACTTGGGGGTTCCTCCGCGGCCTGCGCAGAATCCTCCCCACCCGAACCCTCCGCGGCTCCGAGGCAGAGCAGCTCGAGGATCCTGGCGTAGCCGCAGATGTCCACCACGCCGTCCCGATCGACCTTGTGGGCGAGCCGCGCGATCTTGAGGGCGATCATGCAGAGGGCCACCTGCGCGGGGGAAATGGGGACGCCGACGATTTCCGACCAGAAGATGGCGACCCGGCCGATATTGGCCTTCGGATGGCCGTACTCCTTCCGCCGCGGGCCGTCTACAATGCGCGCGGCCTCCTCGAGAATGGTTTCACTTCTCTCCGTCGGTACGTTCGTCTTCTGTGTGCTCATAGTCGTACTCGCTCCGTGTATGGCCTCTCACCGTACCGCTTCTCCGGCCCCGAGTCGAGAGGCATCCACCTCGGGTCCGCTGTTGTCCTGGTCTATGCGAAGATCGTGACTTGGTCCCGCGCGCGCGTTACCGCGGTGTAGCGCCACCGGTCGTTGTCCCAAGACTGGCAGGGAGAATCCACGACGAGGACTTTTCCCCACTCGCTCCCTTGGGCCTTGTGGCAGGTGATCGCGTAGGCGTAGTCGAAGAGATGCGCCTTCTTAGCTCGTCCGTACCCCGCCGGAGCGCCGCCGAGCGACGGCACGTCGATGTCCACGTAGATGGCGCCCGCGTCGGGATCTTCCGAGCGGAGCACCGCGCTCACGCAGTTCGTGACGGAGCCTTCGCTGAGCTCGAGGACTTCGAAGATCTGCCCGTTCCAGATCCCCTTCTTCCGAGAGTTTCGCAGGCAGATCACCAAGTCCCCCACGCAAAGAGGGTCGGTGAAGCCCCGAAGGGCTCGGGATTGGATGTTGATTGCGTGGCGATCTCGGTTGAAGCCGCAGATTATCTGGTCGTAGCGCCCGTCGTAGGCTGCTTTTGCGTAGTGCGAAGGGTAGGTCCTCGCCCTCACCACCACTTCGGAATATGTGGGGCCCCAGTTTTGTGGAGTGCCTCCTTGCCTCAGATGGTACGCGCAGGCGATGAGGGGGTTCTCAGCGGCTTGGCGCATGATCTCGTCGAGGAGAAGATCGGGCTCGGTCATGATCCCCGGATCCTCGCCCACCGGGGGGAGCTGTCCGTGGTCACCGACCCAGAGCACGTTCCACCCCGCGTTTCGGATGTCTCGAGCAAGCTCCGCATTGACCATCGAAGCCTCGTCGATGATGACGAAGTCCCCGCGGCGGAATATCGGGGTCTTGGTCTCGAAGACCGGCGACAGCTCACCGCGGTCGTTCTCCTCCTCCTCGCCCGTGCAGCGATAGAGCGCACTGTGGATGGTGTCCGCGGGGATGCCCTTGCTTCGAAGCACCTCGGCCGCCTTGCCCGTGGGGGTGAGGACCCCGGCGAACAATCCAAGGAACTCCGAGTCCTGCATCAAGAAGGCAACGAGGGACGTCTTCCCCGTGCCGGCGAGGCCTCCCAGGGAGAGCTCCTTGCTTTGGGGATGCCAGACGATGTCGTCTTCTCTCACGTCGTCCGGCCGTTCATCGAACCAAGCCTTGATTGCTTGGACGGCGGCAAGCTGGCAACCGTTGAGTTGCTCTCTTACGAGTGTCATTTCTTGTTTTCCTCTTTGCGGAAGTCGATCATGGCGTCCACGGCGGACCAAAGATTGCAAGGCGTCAAGACCGCTGCGATGACGGCAAACCAGTAGTAGCCCTTATCCAAGAAGTGCGCCCCCACCAGCAACATGATGACCGTGCATGTTGAGTGGATCCAAAGCCTCGCCAGTGCCTTGCCATTGAAGTTCTTCACCTTCTTGCTCCTGTTCAAGGCCTACGCTTGGCGCATTCAAGGCACCGCGCGCGCTTCTTGGGCACGTCGGCATCCCACCGCAGGATGGTGTGCCCGCAGTGAAGGGTGATCTTCTTCTTCTTGGGGTGGTGTTCGACGTTCTCGATTTTCGTGACCTTGCGCAGAATGCCTTTTATGTGCCAGCCGCCGATGCTCATTGTCGATCTCCTTTGGTGTTACCGAGTCCAGATCTCGAGTCCCCTCCTCGAGTCCCCTCCTCGAGTCCCCTCCTAGAGTCCGAGAGGCAAGTCCCTTGTCCTGCTCCTCGGACTCTAGGAGGGGAGCATAGGCGACGCTCATGGGGGTGCTGCCTTATGCTCCGGTGGTCGTGGTCGGGCTGGCTACATCACGAGCAGCATGCGGTGGAGGCTTCGGTCATGCCAGCCGGTGGTGGTCGTCACGAGCGGAGCGCAACTCGAAATGTCGATCTCTTGTGTGTACCACGTGTGGGTGTAGTTGGTCGGCGTCGAATCGTCGGCCCACGTTACCCAAATCTCAATCTCGATCTTGAAGCAGTCCGCCGCTCGTGCAGCGGGTACGTCGATGTACATCTTGCCGCCAGCTTCGGTAGCCCAATCCGCCGTATTGTGCTCACCGCCACAAGCACAGTCCGCGCTCACGATGAGAGCAGAATGGAAATGCCACTCCCCGCCAGGGTTGAACGGGATCAACGACTCGTCAAGATCGACATCCCAACGACCCATGTGGTGGATCCCCCAAGCACCCGTTGACGATTCGTTGTACCTGATGTTGGCGTCACCACCCGAGAGAGGGCATTGCGCCAGCGAAACGGCGGGCACCAAGAACAGGCCAATGATGGCCAGGAAAAGAAGCGCTTGCTTCACGGTAGTTCTCCAAGTTGAGGGGCTCATGCCCCGGTAGAAGAGGCCAGCTACTTCGCGAGGCCTCGCAAGATTCATTCAGGTAGCGTCACGCGAGTGTATACACTGTGCTCCGTCACAATCGGATGTCTCCAAATGGAACAGCCACCCCTTGCCCTCAAGATGCTCTTTGATGCTCTCGCTCATGTCTCACCTCGGGCGCGGATACGCTCGGCCATGATCCTGCCAAGTTCTCGTGGACAGAACATGGAAACCGGTCCGAACGCCGGAGGAAAAGCAGACTCCGCCAGTTTCGCGCACGCCTCTTGTTCCTCTTGCCGCCCCTCTTCGCGGGCCTTGTCGACATGTCGCTGTAGCTCGACGGCGTTTTCGACCGGGTCCAGACTCTCGAACCCGAACGCATCGTAGCTCGGCAGGTCCGGGTGCTTTATGGCGTATTCCTTCGAATCGCCTCCGAGTGTGTCGATGTGTAGGAAGAACCACCCACGATTGAGCAGGTACTCACGCTTCTCAGCTTCGCTCATGTCTCACCTCCTGGGTCTATGAGATCCGCTTGCTCTTCCAGCGCGGTCCATATGATCTGCTGAATAGCTTGGTCGTGCCACAAGAGAAGAACCTCATACGCCGACAAGTGCAGGCCACGACCCTCATCGACGGCATCCTTGATGGCTTGGTAGATATCGCGCCTCCTACTCATGTCTCACCTCCTTCGAGTCCGTGTCACGAGTCCTCGCCATCAGTCCCACCGTCCGTCCCACCGTCCGTCACCTCCTCTTCCATCAACGCGAGACTGATGGTGTACTGATGCCCGTACTTGATGCCGGGGCGCCTGGGGTCTTCCCAAAGCTCTTTCCAAGCCGCCAAGACATGGGCCCATTGAGGGTATGGCCAGGGTTCTTGTACTCCAGATGCACATCATCTCCGAGGACCATCTTGCTGTTGCGGACGAAGGGGCCTCGGGCTGGCGCTTCCTTCTGGGCTGATTTCTCAACCAAGTCCATCACTATCTTCTTGTCAGCCGAACGCCGGAGATAGAACGCAGAACCCAAAGCACAAGCTGCCAAGAAGAGCATGCACCACCCGAAGCCCAAGAGAGCCCAGATCGCCACGCCTGCGAAAAGAGCAGCCGCGTACCGAAACCCCAGCACCGTGTTTGCGGAGCTTTTCAGATCGTCCATCGGATCTTTCATCGCGAGTCCTCCTGTTCCTGGATCATTCGTGCCCCCTCGAGCGCGTCTTCCAAGGAGTGGCCTGCTACTGAGAAAAAGGCTACCGGGGTGTCCGGATACCACAGCAGAAACCACAACTCATCTTTCTCCAATGCCAACCTCTCGGAGTCCTCCGTTGCCCAAGAGGGTGCCGCGCCTCCCAAAGACTCCATGTGTTGGGCGATGGACTCGTAGTACGCCTTGTGTGGCTGATGTTCCACAGACAGAGAAGCTTTGTGTCTCGGCCACTTGATGTTCGAGTCCATGTCACGAGTCCTCCTCATCAGTCCCCAGGTCCGCCACCTGCCGCGCCACCGAAGCAGCTACACCCTGCTCATTGTCCACGTAGCGCGCGGCCGTTCGAATGTCGCGGTGCCGGCTGAACTTCGCCAGCTTCACCATGTCTCCCTGCAACAGCTTGGCTGCTCGGGTGATTGCCGAGTGTCGCAAGCGGTGGGGACTCACGGGCCCCGGCACCTCGGCGCGCGCGGCCGCGGCTTGGACGATCCGGTAGATACTGGTGGACGAGAGTCGACCGTCCACTCCCTTCCTTGCGGAGTCCCGATTCAGGAACAAGGGCCCCGGGGCCGTACCACGCATCTCGAGCCATGCGGCCAAAGCTTCTGCAGTAGGCGCTGGGAGCTCGAGGAGCTCGCGCTCCCAGCGACCCTTCCCTTGGATCTCGAGTGACAAGCCCTCCCCCTGTGGGCGCACGTGCTCGAGATCCAAGCTCTCAATCTCCCCCCGGCGCAGCGCCACGTCGAACAGCAGGCGCAGGATTGCACGATCCCGCGGGTCCTCCGTGTTACGTAACATAGCTTGAAATGCGGGCGTCCCCGGGCCAGCGGTGTTCCGGTAGGCCTGCGAGGGGACGCACGTGACATCGAGTCCCCAGGACACCAAACCGAAAGTCCGGGCCAGTCGCACGACAGACCGAAGCGCCGATAGCCTCCGGTTGACCGTCGCGGGGGAGAGTCTCTTCTCGAGCATCCACGCTCGGTAGGCGTGGGCCTTGACGTTGGCTTCCCCCTGGCCCTGGCCCACCAGGAGGGCGATGGCCGCGTTGGGGTGCTCTGCGCCGAGGAACCTGGCGAAGTCCCGCAGGTCCCGCGTATAGGCTCGCACGGTCGTACCCTTCTTCCCGCAGGTGAATGCCGCGAGCATATCGCGCCGGACGTCGGCCACGGTGATGAGGGGCGTGCCGGCGGTGGTTGTGGGTAGGGTGGTCATCCTCTTGGTGCCTCGGGATCGTCGCCTTGCTCGATCAGTTGGCCTCCCGATGTCTCGATCGGTGGAGGTGGGAGCTTCTTCGGGCCAGTGTCGCCAGCGTAGTTGAGGGCCCACAGCACCAGCCAATCGACCACCCGAGCAGGGAGCAGGGTAGCCGGGATGTAGTCGCCCAAGACCTTCGACTGCGCGTAGCGTGCCGCTGCTAATCCCTCCGTCAACAAATCAACCACGAAATGTCGCAAGCTCGGTGTCGTGGGGATCATGTCGATGGGGAGTGCTCCCAGCATGTCAAGCAAGATCACCTGCTCCGCCACCTTCGACGTACGTCTTGTGATGAGCAGCGTAGCCATGGTCATCACGTTTTCTCGAGCACAATCGCCGTCGGTGTTGGCGTGGCGCATCTGGGGATCTGTGTCGGCTGTTCTCGTTCTCATGGCTCTGATCTTCTTTCGTGTTCGTGGTCAACGTACGTCTTGGCGTGCGGCTTGTCAAGTCCTATTCTCGAGTCCTATTCTCGAGTCCGGTCGACGAGTCCTATTCTCGAGTCCGGTCGACGAGTCCGGTCGAGAAAGTTCTTGCCCATCCCGGTGGGCTCCTGTAGCTTGCTCCTGTCTTAGGCCGTCTCGCTGGCCTGCGGTGTTTCGCCGCGGGGGTTGCTTACTGGTGAGCGGCGTCGAGCTTCGCTCGTCATCGACCTAACATGCCGTCTTGGGGGGTTACGCCCCTGGGGCGGTTTTGTTTTGCTCGGCCCGTAGGACCATGGCCTGCGCGCCGCTGCGCTCGATTGCCTTGCCCACGTACTTTCCGCGGTAGTAGGCGTACCATTTCCCCAAGCAGTGGGATACCGCGCAAAGTGGTTCCCTGGCCAAGTAGAAGTAGGTCCCCTGGTGCCGCGGTACCCACGTGTCGGATCCTCTCGCGGAGACGTCGGCACAGGCAACACAACGTTGTCCCAAGATCGTTCCGAAGTTGTCCGCGGCGTAGCGGTAGCGCATGGGCTCGCCACACTCGAGGCACCTGATGCTTGCGGTTTTCATGGTTGTTCTTTCGGTGGTTGCTGTTGCAGTAGGTCTTGCAGCCCGAGCGCTACGAAGGCTTCGGTGATCTCGGGTCGGCACATAGTGTCGATCCCTTTGAAGCCCCCATCGCCCCCGTGCTCGGTGTTCCAAGTCTTGATGGCCCGGAGTGCTTCGCAGAACTCGGCATCAGTCTCGGCCTCTTGCACGGTCAAGTCACCTTCACAGAAGCAGATGATCGTGCGGGTGGTCGGGTTGGCCCACGTACCGAAGTAGCTGGCATCTTGGTAAGTGTCCACTTGGGCGAAACCCTTGGACGATGAGCACGTGACCCAATCGAAGTGGTACCGGTCTCCGTCGAGGAAGGCTCTGGTAGTTTTCACGGCTGTTCCTTCTGTGGTGGCTACCGCGCCGAGCATGGCATGCTGAGACCGACCAATGGGCAAAACTCTGGGCCGTCGATGAACACCGGGATTTCCGGGTTGTCGTAAACCGATAGCGTAACTACAGATATTTGCCTGCCGAGTACCCGGGACTCAAGCACCTCGGCAGCGGCCAACAGGAGTTCGCCCAACTTGCGAGGATCGACTCTCACTGTGTTCTTTCCCTCGCCTCTGGCTCTGGTATCGTCTATGACTGACCGTAGCTTGGGAAATGCTCCAGTCACTTGGGGCAACTGCACAGGCAAAACGCCTGAGCTGTTCCGCACCTCGGCTGCGATCTTGGTAGGCCCGATCGGGTTGTGCTCATCGCTCAAAGACAGTGCTACTGTGGGTGGCGCCATCTTCTTGGCCGATCCCATCAACTTGAGCGTAGTAGCTGCCTCCTTTCGACCCAAGAGCATGGGGGCGAACCCGTTGGTGGCGTCTGGGGCGTCTTGCGGGGGGATCGGGGCTACCATCATGCCTACCTTGCCGTCCGAAGCTGACACTTCAGTGTCTGTGATTTGCATGGTGTGCAGAGCGTGGCGTGTACGCTCTTTGCACACAATGCTCATCAAGGCCTTGATGGTGGGACGGTCCAGAACTACGGTGGGGGTGGTTGGAGTAGCAGACATGGTAACGATTCCTTGTGGCAGTCGGGTAGTGCGTGCGGGTCAGGCGATGTCTTCGAAAGGAACAGCGCCATGCTCGGAACTCTCATCAGTCTCGGTGTAGACGGCCAACCACTCGGCATCCTGCTCGGCAAACTCCATCTGCCTTGCCGAGTAGTCTGCGAAATACTCGGCATCCGCATCACCAGAGCTGAGAGTGAGGAACCCGAGCAGCGATCGTAGGCAGTCATCTGAGTCGATGGCATCCAAGGGCGAGCACGCGAAGTCTTCTCCCTCGAAGATGGGGCCATTGGCATCCGATAGGCAGTAGCCAAGGATGGTCTTACCCAGAGGTTCGATCCTGTGGGTGTCCCATGTGCGTAGGGTGAATGGGTGGTTGATTGTCGCCTCGAGTCGCACGTGGCGGAGTGTATCGGTTGTGTCGGTCATGGCTATTGCTCCTTGTGGTGGTGGTTGGTCGGTGGTGGTGGTGGGGACTACTTGCTCTTGTTCAAGGCAGTCAGGAGCAACTCCAGTTCCTCAGCCAAATCCCGTGCACTCCGCAGCGTCATGCTCATCAAGACGCCTACGCCGAACCAAGTTTCGGTGGTCTTGCCGTGCATGGCCGTACTTGATTGCCTTCGTTGAATGGTCAAGGGATCCTGCCCCTTCTTCCAGTCGTACGTGGCTGGTGCGACTATCCGGAACTCGCCGGACCCAAACGCATCGGCGTAACGGGTGGACAGCGCGGTGAACCCTTTGACCGCACCTGCGAGGTTGACGACACGACAATACGGGGACTCGCTGGCCGTATCCCCAAACCGCGTAGGGATCACCACCGAGACAGTGCGGTCATCGTCTTGCACCATGTTGTCCTTGACCATGGCCTGAATCGCCTCTGTCGGCATTCTCCGCGTGTTGGTACCGGGCAGCCACACTTCTCCATCCGTCGCATCCTTCTGAATCCTTCGCACATTGGGCGGCAAGTCGCAGTAGCGATCGGCCACGACGATCTGCCCATTGCAGAAGAACCCCGGGATCAGTCGGATGCACGGGTCGACGGATACGCGAACTTTCAGGACTTGGTTGGTGTTGGTGGTCGTCATGGCTGTTGCTCCTGGTGGTGGTCGGTGGTGGTTGATCAATAGCCCAAGTGGGCCCACAAGGCTTGGAAGGTCGCGGGGATGATGCTCCATTCGGAGGGTGCGTTGAAGAACTGATGCTCCACGTGAAGACCCGCGGCATCCACAAATGCGCTGCACCCATGGTCACTTGCGATTCTGATCAAGGCTCGGTTGCGGTTGATGGTCGTCATGGTCTTGCTCCTGTGTCGCTCGTGTCAGCTTGTTCTTCGCTGCTACCAAGATAACGCTTCTCGGAGCGTTATCATACACTCTTTCTCAAAAAACGTTCGTGTTTCTTGTTCGTGTGTTTGTTCGCTCTGAGCGTACGTGTGCTGGCTTCTAAGCGGCCCTCGAGAACCCACAAACAACTGCTTGATGGAAAGAAATGCACTTATCAGCTCCTGGTAGGTGGCCCCTCTCAGGGAGCTACCGCGTGCCGAACAAATGGGGTTTGTGCGGGTGTCCCCTACCCGATGGTGATCGCCCATCCGCCATTCTTGCGCACCGCCACGATCGAGCCATCCGCCAGCTGCCAGGTGCTCACCTCGTCCTGGGTGCGGGCCACCACGTGCTGCTCGGCGCCAAGGGGGGCTCCGTACCAGGGGCGCCCCTGTCCCGCAGCGTTGCCGAGCTCGAAGGCCCTGGTCGCGTCTTGCTGTGGCGTGGTGTCTTGGTTGATGGTCGTCATGGTCTTGCTCCTGTGTCGCTCGTGTTGTTCTTCGCTGCTACCTATATAACGGATCCCGGAGCGTTATCATACACTCTTTCTCAAAAAATGTTCGTGATGAGCGTGTGGCGATGTGTTCGGATTGGCGTATGTACCTGCTGGGGAGGGGGTTGCGCCCCCCCAAGGCTCGGCCTCTCAGAAAATACATTTCTCGAGGATCCTCCCCCTCCCCATCACGGGTCCGGCCTCTTGGTGGTCGCGCCGAGCCGGGATCCCCATCCCCCGGCGCCCATAGGATGTAGTATCGGCACGTCAAAGGCTCCTTGCCTGTAGCCGCTCTCAGTGCCTCATAGAGGCTGGGCAAGGCTAAATCGACCACTGGGGCCTGTGTCATCGTAGCCTCGCCCACAACAGGCTTTCCGTGCTTCGCTGTGGACGTCTGCCCAGTGCGGCCCCCACCCCCTCACTTGGCCTCCCCTCGATAGCCCGCTGAGAGGTGCCGAAAGGCAGGTGTTGCCCAGCAAGTGCTTATGAGAACAGGAGTTAGGTGGTGCTGGCAACGGCGGCTACACTTTGAAAAAGGGCTGGTGTTGCCCAGCAAGTGCCCATGAGAGCAGGGGTTAGGGTCGGTTGGCAACAGTGCAACAGTTGGCGGAAACCATATAGAGATACATGTAACATGATGTATTTATGACACGTATTATTAAGTGCATTTATATAGAATAGCGTGTATAAAAAGCATTGAAGGGGTATTTCTCACATATAGTATTCATAAAAAACTGTTGCGCTGTTGCTAATGATTGTAACTCCAACGATGTCCCCCGGTTATCGAGCACCTTTTTGGTGTTGCAAAGGTGTTGCCAAGGTGTTGCCAAATTTTTCCCCACCCCATGTGTGGAATTCTCCCCACCTCATAACCTACTGCGGTTGCGGGGCTTATGGCGGTTGTCCCAAGTCAGTGTCCGGTGGTGCTCCGAAACGGTGGGGATTGTCACCCTTCGACTATTGAGGCTTTGCCCAACAAAGGTCGGGCGAGCGCGGAAAACACCAATCAAGGGCCATAGGCTGGGTAAGGCAGTGGATGATAATGCGCGTTTCTGTCCGCTCGAGGGTGGGGTAGTGCCCATCATGCACGCAAAACATGTCGAACGGACACGTAGAGATCCTCGCGCTCCCCAGTGTGCCCTCCCTTTTCACGGGGAACCCCTAAATTTCCAGGAACAAAAAAATGCACTTATACAGAAACACGACCTGAGACGACGAACTTTCCCCATAAGTGCATTTTCCAGAACGTGGGGTAATGACACGTACAGATAAACGCATTTATGAGAAAACGAGGGAAAACATCACGCACAAAGAAATGCCTTTATCAAAAGCGAGGCTTTGAGGCACGAGTGGGGCTTTGAGGCACGCACATCACCTGTGGGCGTAGAAAACGGGCCGAGGTCAAGCACAACCACCAGCGGAGCCTCAGGAACAGCCATCCCTGAAGCAACACTATCTGTGAAGACCTCGGCCCGTGAGGAACCGCCTCAGCGACTCGATAGTACTACATTAACCAGATCGCCGCGCACCAGGCTCGAGCGACGGTGAGGTGTGCGTGGAGCGAGGGAGAGCCTGGTGCGCGACGACCTGAGCATACCACGGTCCATCCCCGGAGCAACACTCGTTCGCGATATTCGTTCACGGACACTTGCTTCTTGCGGCGGTATCCTGGACCATGGGGAGAACATAGGCCGCCACCAGCGGAGCCGCAGACCAAGCAGAACAGCCAAAAGGAGACCGATATGGCAACACCTGACATCCCGCGCGACATCCCGCCGAGGGCCGTGCCCTCCATGTTTCTCGAGCGATACTCAGAGCTCAACGAGATGCTCGCGGACGTTGCGAGCATGGCGGACTACGGGTGCTTCTCGGGCGATTGCCCCCACGAGACGGTCCATGGTTGTCAGGCAGCGACGCGGACCACGGTGCGCGCCCTCGCCGCGCGGGCCGAGAGGTTCCTCCTCCCCGACACCCCCGCGCGGCCATCCTTCGCCGAGAGGGTCGCGGCGACGTACAAAGGCCTGGAAGAGGCCCAGGCGCGCGCACGCGCGAAGGTCCGGGGAGAACTCAAGGCGGCCGAGGCGCCCGCGACCACCACGCGACCGGTTTTCCCCTTCCTCAAGACCAACGACGTGTCGGGATGGGCGATCGAAGACGCGGTCGACGTCAAGGAGGTCCTACGGACTCCCTCCGTGCAGCAAGCACCGGAAGCTTGGAAGCGGATCAAGATCTACGGAAAACCACGGGCCCTCGCAGGAGACACCCTCCCCAGCGTGCAGTTCCTCCTCTTGGTGCGGTGGTATCGGACGGATGATCCGCCTCGCAAGATCTTCGCTGCATTGATGGAGGTTTCCACGACCTTCAAGAGTTGGTGGGAGAGTCAGGAGAATTCCAAGGAAGGGGAGCCATCATGAAACAGTACCTGGATCTCGTTCGGGACATCTTCAACCACGGAGTCCAGAAGGGCGATCGAACAGGCACCGGAACGTTGAGCGTCTTCGGCCGCCAGCTGCGGTTCAATCTCCAGCACGGCTTCCCAGCGGTCACGACCAAGAAGCTCCACTTCAAGTCCATTATCCACGAGCTCCTGTGGTTCATCAGCGGAGGCACCAACGTCTGGTACCTCCAAGACAATGGCGTCAAGATTTGGGATGCGTGGGCGAGGGAGAACGGAAACCTGGGGCCGGTCTACGGGTCACAGTGGCGGGCCTGGGGAGATAACGAAGGCTTGGAAGAGCCGATCGACCAGCTCGCTCAGGTGATCGCACGCATCAAGACCCACCCTGATTGCCGCCGGCACATCGTCTCAGCGTGGAACGTGGGCGACGTCCCCGACATGGCCCTTCCGCCCTGCCACTTCGTCTTCCAGTTCTACGTGGCCAACGGGAGGCTCTCCTGCCATATGAACATGCGGAGCGTGGACGTCTTCTTGGGGCTACCCTTCAACATCGCCAGCTACGCCTTGCTCACCCACATGGTGGCGCACGTCACCGGGCTCGTCGCGGGGGATCTCGTCATCAGCACGGGAGACACCCATCTCTACCTGAACCACCTCAAGCAGGCCAGGGAGCAGCTCGGCCGAGGCCCCATGGATCTTCCTACACTCCTCCTGGAAGGCAACCGACAGTCGATCGACGACTTCGTCTTCGAGGATGTTCAGATCGAGGGCTACAAGAGCCACCCCGCGATAAAAGCACCCATCTCGGTATGACCCCGATCGAAACACAATCCTTCTGGAATGCAGCCTTCGCGCGGCACAATGCCTACGTGGCCTCCCTGGAGAGGCCACACCTCCATAGCCAAAGATACATGACCCCCAAGGAGAGCCCCTCGGCCACCAACGGGGCGAACCAGTGGCGGCCGGCGACCACCGCCCGCGGGGCCGATCCCCTGCTACCCAACCCGGAGACCATCTACCACCGGCCGATCGAACCCCTCACCGCCGATGCCGCGAGCTTCAAAGACCCCGCATCAATGGAGGCCTTCGAGGAGCGCGAGGGGCGCTCCGCCTTCCTGCATGAGGTCACGACGGAGCTGGTCCGCTACGGAGCGCGGTACGTGCGGGTGGGCCTCGAGCAGATGGGCTACAACGCCATCGAGTGCCAAGCGATCTGCAAAGAGGCCCGCATGGCCCTCGCCGAGGAGCATCTTGCCACCGATATCGAAGAGCACCGGGCGGTCTCCATCGCGCGGCTCGAGCGGATCTTCCACCAGTCCGACATCTGCATGGACCCCAAGACGGCGCTCGCCACCGTGAAGCACCTCGATCGGGTCACGGGGGTCATCCGCGACGAAGGCGCGGGGGCGCTGGGAGAGATCGCAGAGCTGGCGAGGATGGTGTGCGGCGGGGGCCAAGACAACGCCCCAGCGGTCCGCAAAGTGCTGGAAGGAGAAGTCATAGACGCGCCCGTGCCGCCGATGATCGAGGTGCTCACAGACGAAGAACGCCGAGAGCTCGAGAAAGAACGGAGTCGACCATGAAGCTAATCCAAGTCGGAAGCAGCGCCATGATGCTGATAGCCTACAACCGGCATCTGACAGCGCTCGGGATTCCTGAGGAGTACGCCACTATCGACACCGGCGACGGCGCAGCGATAGAGGCCGCGGAGAAGAACGATGACATCGTACTCATCGACAATGCTCTCAAACCACCACAGCGAGCTGCTCTGAGCACCACCACAGCAAATGTCCGATCGATGAACAACTTCATCGCGGGCAACGGGAGCGCTCCCGTGATCGCGCACCTTCCTGATTAGGCAACAGCAGGTAGACACATGAGCAAGCGAAGACAAGGACCGTTCGGCGGACCCCGGAAAGGCAAGGGTCCGAACCCGACACAACCCAGAGGATACGAGCCCCCAACACAGCAACAGGTGTTGGCGAAGATGATGGAGGCTTACGTGGATTTAGACTACGTCAAGAAGACCATCACCACGGCTCTGGCCATCCACATGGCGGTGGTCTACGACATCAAATCAACTACGGCCCAAGGAATCGTCGGGCAGTTCGTTGACGGGTTCGTCGAAGCAACCACCAAAGCAAGAAACACAGATCCGCAAGGAAGCGAGCAATCATCCACGGGCGAAAGCCCACAGACAGGAGATCAACCATGAAGTTGTGGCTTCTTCATGCCCCTCTGACGTAAGGAGGCAAGTCAGATGAAACGTTGGCTTTTGATCGTATTGCGCATCGTAATTTTCCCGGCGGGGGTTTCGTGGTACTGCACCAAGGTTCTGGAGTATCGCAAGATCCTGATGGCACAGATAGGTCACGAATATGGCCAAAAGCAATGGCGGAATCAACGAGTAGTCAGAATCGTATTCTGGCGAACGCTCTTCTGGTGGACGAAGCCAGAGAGATTTTTCAAAAAACAGACAGCCTGGGGTAGGCACTGTGCCGCATTAGAAGACGCATATGCGGCAAGAACAGCAAAGCAGGTCGAAGCGCTGACTGTCAAGGAATAAGGAACTTGACACGATATGCTGCCCGAGATGGACGTAACCGGGATAGGAGCTTTCGGGGTCTTCACGATTCTGCTTCTGCGAGAGCTGAAGCCTTTCGTGAGCCGCGCAAGCAAGAGCTCTTCCACAGCTTCAAAGTGTGTCCTCCAGACGGACGAGAAGAAGAACTGGGAGGGCTTGCGCGTGCAGATGCAGTGGTTGGTGGACATCCACAACCACCGAGATGCCGACGGTGTCCCTGTCTGGTACGTCAAGAGAAGCCTGGAACAGGCGGTCCTTCAATGCGCGGAAGCCCAAGGGAAGTTGGCCGAAGCGCTGATGAGGATCGCTGATGTGATGGACAAGATCGACGGGAAGTTAGACGAAGTCGGTCAACATATAGGAGATATCAAATAGGAGCGATGGCAAGTGTATCTTTCCCGAGCATCGGCTGATTTCTTGAAGTTCTACAACCGCGCCAGAAACGACATCTTTGCGTTCTGCCGAGGCTTCAACTTCGAGCCGACAGCCCAGCAGGTTCCTGTGTTGTCCGCGATACAGAGCCAGGTTTACTACGGCAAGCCTACGCATATGGCCATCAAAAGTGGCCAAGGCCCGGGGAAGACTACACTTGCGACCATCGCGGGGCTTTGGAAGGCTTTTCGCCACTTCATGGCTTTGACAGTCGTCACGGCCCCCACCATGCGGCAGTGCAAAGAGGTATGGCTTGCAGAAGCCCGGGGGCGGGTGATGAAGGCCCACCCTGAGATTCGGAAGTTCTTCGAGGTGCGGGCGACGGAGATCGAGATCCTCGGGGTCGAGGACTGGGGCATCAAGCTCGCGTCGGCCAGCAAGCCCGAGAACATGCAGGGCTGGCACAACGACCACCTCTCCTTCATCGTGGACGAGGCCTCTGGCGTAGCTCGGAACATCATCGAGACGATCCTGGGGACGCTGTCGAACACCGACAAGATGCTCTTGATGATCGGCAACCCAAACACGCGGGACAGCTCCTTCTTCGATTGCTTCAATCGAGATCGCAGGAAGTGGTGGACGCTCACCCTGAATGCAGAAGAGAGCCCCATCGTGGACAAGGAGAACGTCCGACGGCTCGCGGATCTCTACGGCACAGACAGCGACGTCTATCGGGTGCGGGTCCTCGGAGAGTTCCCACAATCAGATCCTAACTGCGTCATGTCGTCCGACGATCTCGAGGCCTGCGCCCGAACCGACAAGATGGATATGGTCAGGAGATCTTCGACCAAGCAGTTCGGGATGGACTTTGCCCGCTACGGGGATGATGCTTCGGTGGCGTATCGGCGCAGCGGGCACGCGGTGGTGGGCCAGAGGATCCACTACAAAGCCGAACCGGACAAGATCATAGCTCAGGTCTTTGCAGACCAAGGCAGCTTTGGTTGGGAGAATCGAGATTGCTGGTACGTCGTGGACGCGGGTGGCGTAGGCCAAGGCCTCTTGCACCACTTCCACAACAACCGGAAACAGACCCACGAGTTCCATTTTGGAGGGAAACCTACAAGCAGCGAGTACCATGACAAGGTCACAGAGGCGTTTTTCAGCATGGCGAAGTACGTCAGACAGAGAGATTGCCATATCCCAAACGACCCACAGCTCATAGAGGAGCTCTCCAGCCGCCAGTATGCGATGACGCTCAAAGGCAAGATCAAGGTCGAGTCCAAAGAGGAGTACCGCAAGAGGGTGCAAGCGGGTTCCCCAGATCATGCCGATGCGATGGTCATGACGTTCTACGACATGTTGGCCATGCAGGGGAGAGTAGCGGGATGATGATCTGCGAAGCCTGCGGTATAGGTCTGATGAGGGTCAAGAAGACCTTCCAGGCAGGCAGAGCGAAAACCCAGGAGAGACGCTGCACGAATTGCAGACACACCAGCACTTACATACTCGTGAAGCATCCCGGCAGGGAAAGCGCCTACAAGCTGGCCCAGAGACTGCGAAAGGAACAGGATGGAACTGGATCTGAAACTGCTGATGAGGCGCCACACGCTGGCTAGAGCGTTGGGTGCGGCGACCGACGAGAGGCTCCGCAAGGAGGACATCCCCGAGGTTCAGTTCGAGATTCAGCTCTTGGCCTCGCTGGTCGAGAGGCTCTGGGCCCTGGGAGCTGAGAGGGCCCTCGGCGAGCTGCTCGCCCAGGCGGAGAGCCTTGCGGCCGTCCGGCAGGAGGATTTCCAGCAGGACGTCGTCGTCGCATTCTTGCTCTCGCTCTTCGTGGCCTTCGATCAGGAGAGCTTGGAGAGCAGCGTGCTGCTCCCGGCGACCCGGCGACTACTCGAGGCGGGGGCCCGCAGCATCGGGCAGCTCGAGAGGGTCACTTTCGACCCGAGATTCTTGGCTTTGGAGCGGAGCGCAGCCAACGATCTGCATTTCTGGCTCAGGCAGAGGCTGCGGGAGCGGGAGGAGCCTCTGCGCGAGCTGCTCGAGGCTTGGGCCGCCTCACCCCCCGAGGAGCGCACAGAGGATCTGGAGGCTCTTCTGGCGGACGTCGCCGATGTCGTCGGGGACCCGAAGGGCACGGTGAGCGATTACATCACGGATCTTTGGGCCTACCGGACCTTCAATGCAGGGGTCGTAGCGGCCGCCTCGGCCGCGGGGATCCAGGAGCTGATACTGTTCAATAACCCCGCCGGCGGGGGCCCGGACTCGAGCACGACGTCCTTCTGCCGGGCCATCCATGGTCGAGTGGTCGCGACCCAAGGACTTCTTGGGCGATTCCAGAATTACTACCTCAGCCAATCCAGAGGGGATGTTGCGGACGCCAAAGACGCGCTGCCTTTGATCTCCTCGAAGGAGGCGCAGCTGCAAGACGGAACCGCGGAAGAGGTGTTCAGCCGGCACGCGCTGGGGGTGCCCCCCTTCCATGGGCGTTGCCGGACAGTGCTCAGGCTCAGGACAGCCGCGCAGCAGTGAGACCGACGCCGACTGGCTTGGGACCGGCGAGGCCGTCGACGTCGTCCACGGTCTCGATCCGGTAGTTGATCTCCCCAACGCCTTGCACGGCCACCCCAGGATCGCCGACTTCCAAGTAGGCATCCATCCCGGGCGGAAGAGCCCTCTCTGGGATCTGCTGAGCGTAGGTCAACATGGCCACTGCCACAGGCAAGCCAGCGGCTTTCTTCCCCGCCCAGATCACCACCTTCGTGGGGACCGTGATGGCGTTCTGGGTCACGAAACCTCCGATGATCACCACGCGGCGGGAGCGATCACCAGCGACGGATTCCCTGTTGATCCGGAGATCCAGCAGAGCCGTGTTGAAGTCCCGGTCTACGAGGAGCAGGGTGCCACCATTGGCGGATGCGTTGACATGGACTTCGGTATCTGTCCCGGCCAGGATGCCTTCCTGGAAGGCTCCGGGGAACCAGAGCTCTTCGGTGACGTCGAAGACACCCCCCGCGACAGCGGAGAAGGCCATCGAAGCGGAGAATGCGAAGACCCGGCGATTGGCGTTCGCCAAATCCCGATCACGAGCGACAATGGCGGGAGTTGCCCAGGCCAGTTCTGTCCAGATCGAGGACAGGCCCTTGCTCTCGAGCAAGGTTTGGAGATTGGGGACGAAGGGGGTGTCGGGGCCCGTGGTGGGAGTCAGCCGAGCATTCAGCAACGTGGCCTCGCTCACCGGAGGCCCCACCATCACGGCGGTGAACTGGAAGGAGCCGCTATCCAGGTTGGCCTCGTCTTGCCACTCGGCGAAAGTCTTGGCAACGGCTCCGATCAGGAAGCGATCACCAGAGACGCTGGTATAGGCGTTGTAGTCCCAATCCAGGACATTCGCCGGAGTGAATGCGCGCCCGTGGTAGGCCTGCACATCCACCAAGGTGTGGGTGGCACACCCCAGGACACGAATGGTCGTGACCATGCCCCCAGCGTTGGCCGCGTCCCGACAATCGAAGGAGATGAGAAGGTTGCTGGCCACCGTGTCCCCTGCGTTGTAGACGGAGCAGGAGAGCACGTCCATATGCGCTCCTTCGGACACAACGAACCCCGCGGCTTCGGCGGAGGGTGCAATGCCCAGGCCCCCCGCGCAGGCATAGGCCAACGTGGAGGGCTGCGCCATGGCGGTGGTCAGGGAGGTGGAGCTGGGGATATGGAGGAAGCTGTCCTGGCAGAGGTAGGCTTGACAGCCGGCAAGGATGGCCCTACCGGAGTTGTGGCGAAGGTTGAAAGCGATTGCGCAGGTGGTGGCCACACAACGGAAGGCTTTCAGGTTGGCATCGTCGAGGGCTTCGAAGCCATTGGTCTCGGTGGTGGCCGCGCAGTCGTAGCACACGAACTTGGCCGTGTTGACCGCGCTGAAACCGTCAAGGTTGTTGTCCGTGATGCAGCCGTAGAAGTGGACTTCTCCATCTGCGGTGGAGGCCACCGAGCCGAAGCCGTTCCCGGCCGGGTTCGCGTGGGAGTAGCAACCGAAGAAGCGACCACTACCAGAGCCCACGAGAGCGAAGCCGTGAGAAGTGGCGGCCGTCAACTCAGCACCGATCACGGTCCATCCCGAGGAGCCGTCTTCCGCGTGCATGCAGTAGGTTCGAGCACCACCGCCAGTGACCACGAAGCGAGCGGAACCCCACTTGCGGTAGGTCACACCCCCGAGGAGGCTGATCTGCTCGGCGAGAGAACCACGAACCCAGACGGTGTCGCCGGACGAGATGCCGGCCGCGAGGGCCGTGGAGTAGGCCTGGTAGGGACTGCGAGCGGAGCCATCTCCACCGGCATCCCCGGTTACAGAGTCGATGTAGATGTCGTTGGACATGTCAGGATACCTTGTCAACCAGGATGATATCGAAACCACCGGATACGCCGGTGCTTGGAAGGTTGGAGTTGGCCTCTATCCAGATATCAGCACCGCCAGGGAGCGGTAGACGGGTCCCCCACTCGTAGCAGAAGCTAGACTGACCAGAGGCAGAGAGCGACCAGGGCTGCACGATGTAGCCGAAACCATCAAGCTGGCCAACACGAAGATTGATGATGGAAATGGCGTTTACAGCCTTCGACAAAGACCCCCACCACTGGAGGATGTAGGCGTTCTTGTCAAAGGGTATCGTGTAGATGGCCATCTGGGTCTGATTTTTGCCATCGTTGATTTGACAGGAGACAGTACCGTCTCCTACGGCAGTGGAGGTCAGTACACCCACCAATGTCGCGACTCTGGTAGTCCCAAAAGAACGAGCACGGTATTGGCGAATGTAGCTGTTTACCGTGGCCACATCGGAGATACCGTTCAGGACGACGAACTCATTCACCAACAAGAAGGAAGAGTCCAGCCCTTGCAGATAAACGACACAGGCACCCGTCGAGCCTTCGTGGACCACTCGATAGCTATCACCAGCAGAGATCGCGTCGCCGAAAAAGCCCGTTTCGGGGTCTCGGAAACCATTGACCGTGAGAGTGTCCGTGGCCACGGAGGAAACGATTCCAATATCACAGTTGGTATCGCTCAGGACGATATCACCAGCTACGACCCCCGCAGTTACGAAGTTTTCTGAGGTATCTACGAGGGTGAGTACAGAGCCACCAGTTGCGGTACCACTGACGATGGTGTTTCCTGCATCAGCGGCGTTGTCGGATGCCACATTGTGGATACGCGGAATAGTGGGAGGAGCGTAGAGCCCCGTAGCATCCCAAAGATGGAAGAAGTCTCCGCTATTGTTGATGTTCGGATTTTCGCCGAACTTGATCATTGGAGACAGACCGGGGCGGTTGCCTCTTGGGATCTCCAGTTTCCAGTCATCGACTGGTTGAGGATTGGTTCGGGAAACATCAACAGCGGAGCCGGCTTCGCCGAAAGACCCCTTGGTCAGTTGATAGTATCGACCACCAACGTGTTCCCCGAGGCCTGGGAGTGGAGGATCAGGCATAGAGGTACCTCAAAAAGGAGGGGCGACGGCCGCGAAAAGGAGCCGCCGCCCCAGGCAGACACAGCGAGCAAGATCCGCTGTTCGAATGATCGATCATGCAGCAGCCCAACTACGAGGACAATCCAGCCACAAGAGATTGGCCGTTAGCACCATCCCCACGATACGAGGAGTCGTGGGCGGGGTCGTGGTAAAGGCTCCCGCGGTCTCTGATAGGTAGAGAATGCTGGCGAGCGAGAAGCCATGAGCTGTCGACTCAAGAGGGCCCCGGAGCCGCACAACAAAGGTCGCGGAAGAGGCCGCGTCCGACAAAGCGACGCCGAAGGCGTTTCTACGAGGGACGGATGCGTGGTTGCTGTCCGCCAGGTAGAACAGGCCATCGCTCTCGAGAGCGACTATGTCCCCGGCTGAAATGGTCTCCCCGGCGGTGGCCAACCACTGCGCCGGCGAAGTGTCGTTCAGCACCAGCATGTTCGCGTTGAGCTGCGCGAGCCAGGTCTGTGAACCCGGGGCCGCCTCGGTCAGTTGTAGTCTTCCGTCTCCTATCATGGTTCAGCTCGGTACGATGGCCAGCAGGGGATCCTCTTGAGGAGGCCATGCGAAGCCAATCTTGTCCACCAGACGAGGGCGGCAGAAGTGATTGCCCCGCCCCCTAACAGCCACCCAAAATGCGATTGTTGCGCCCAAGGACGTAACCCCATCGGTGATCTGTAGGGCTACAGTATACAGGAAAGCAGGCCATTCCACCTCAGCACCCGAGAACGAGACATCAATCTCTCTGATTGGGGTATCCACGAGAGGATCTTGGGTAATGTTGGCCATGATGAAGAGCCTATAGAGCTGCCCATTGACCGCAGCAGAGGCTCCTACATGGTCGTTGAAAGGTAGATCGGTTGGCCCGTGGAACCGTTCCCAGGGGTCGACAGGAGGCCCGAAAGGCTCCCCCACGGTTTCGAGTTGGTCGTAGGCCACGCGGTCCCCGATACCCGTGCTGTCGTCGGGGAACGGAGGGAGCTCGACGATCCAGTCACCCGAGGCCCCTATCCCATTGTCTTCGGCGTACCAGGAGCGTTCTACGCCTGAGCCGCTGGTGCCCTTCTTGTAGGCTTGGCAGGTCGGCATAGGGCCTCGGTTGGCCAGATGCTCGTTCGCGGGGGCGTAGAAGCCGCTGGCGTGCGCAATGGCGCCAGCGCGATCTTCCCATGTCTCCCCATTCACACCGTTCCAGCCCTGGTCAGGGCGTTGCACATGACCAGCCAGATCAGCGGTCTGGAAGAAGGTTCGGATGCGTGCGAGGAGCGTGGGATCGTCGTAGTCGACTTGCCGGATGTAGCGTTGCCGGAAAGCCCACTCCGATTGGGGGAGCCCGATCTGGCGGGAGAAGGGCCTGAGGTTGATGACCAAGAGGGGAGTGTTGGTAGGCCACTCGTAGAGGTATTCCTTGTTGGCACCTCTCTTGAGGCCGTAGATCTCGTAGTCGGTGCCATTGACCAAGACGATCTGCTCGAAGAGGGCTATCTCCGTGTTGCCGATGAGTAGCGCCCAAGGGCCAGTTTCCTGCTTTCGGAAGAACCCGTTGGCGTCCGCGCTGTCAAGCCCGAAGTCAGGGAGCAGCTGCCCGGAGAAGCCGTTCAGGGACACCGGCAAAGGCTCGTCGCCCCGGAAGTGCTGCTTGGCGCCGATGGTTTGCGCAGCGTAGAACCCGAAGGCCCACCGATTCGAGATGGTTCTGCCGGCTTCTCCTACTGGGAGATTCGCCGTCTTGGCATGCGCGGTCTCCATCATGTAGAGGACATCTCGGCCGCCGCCTCGAGCAGCCCAGAATGGCATTGGGTAGCCGAAGAAATTTGCCTCTGGTTCGAGAGGGGACAGCTGTTGGGGGCTTCCGATCGGAGCTCCCCCACCGCCGGGAGGGGCACCAGGAGCCGGCGCAGGGATGCCCTTGGGACTTCCTATCTCTGGAGGGTGTCGATGGCTTCGCCATTTGGGGGAGAGCCCACCTACTGCGAGAGGAGGCAGAGGGTCAACTATGGGGATAGGAGGAGCTGGAGCAGGGATAGGAGGAACGTAGTTGGTCGACAAAGGCTCACGGATTTGGAGCCCCTTCAGGAGCATTCCGGTTTTCCCAAAGTCGGCGTCCTGGACTTCCAGTATTCGGAAGTATCCGTTGCTCGGGGTTCCGTCGAATCCGTAAGCAGAATGCGTCAGTGCGATGACGCTTCCTGGACGGATGTCGTGGAACTTCTTGGACACCTTGATCGCGAGAACCGAGTCGGGGAAGGAGTGCGCTTCCATGAGCTCGGAGAGCCGGCGAGTGGCGTTGTCGATGTCGGTGAACCAGGGGAAGTCGTACGTCCTGGTTTGGCTGGAGCCTACCATTTCTTGGACGGCTTCGTTCTTCTGGCGGATGGTGCGCTGCGTGTAGCGATTGGCTTCGTCGGGGAAGGTGGCGACGAAATCATTGTCCACAAAGGCCCAAGTGCGCACCGAAACTTGAGCATCTTTGCATTCGGATTCAGCAACAGGAACCGCGGTCCAGTTGCCCCACCTAAGGGGGAAGAGCTCTAAGCGACCTTCAGAGTCCACACGCAGAATGGAGTTCGTGTGGAAGTTGAGAACCTCAACCATTCTCTTGAAAGTGGTCGCGTTCTCGAGGAGTACATTGAGGCCTCTATCTTCGTCTTTGTAGATGGTGTACGCTGCCTGGAAGCTGGCAAGATTCAGTGAAGAGGGATCAAGTCCGAGGCCATATTGTAGATTGGTTAGAATATGCCAGTAAGCATTGGCAGGATTCACGCCGGAAGAGAGACCTAAGGTGGGGTCACCCACCGTAGCATCGGGAAGCACAGAGACATCGAACGACAAAGGAGGGAAGGTGCGAGCATTCTCTCCCAGGAACAGAGCGTCGGAGTAGACCGACGTGACACCAGGCATGGGAACGGCATCGGGCAGATACCCGAAGTCGGTACCGATTCCGGTACTGATCTGGAGCGGCGCCCCTCCCACGTCCGAGTTCAGTTGTTCCCAGTTGCGACCCTTCCCGTCTGCCACTTCGTGTAGGGTAAGCAGCGTGTCCAGGCAGAGCGTGATATGCACAGGAGCGTAGGGGCGAACCTCTACTACGTATTCACCCCCTCCGCCACCTTTTCCTGGGTCTTCTGTGACTTCTTCGGTCACCACATCGCCGAAGAAGATGATGTTGCCCTTGACTACCCGGCGACCCAACACGAACGCTGGAGGGGATCCTTCAGAAGCTCCTGTTACGTTGAAGCTGTCTGTGGTCTGCGTGGGCGTGGAGATATCCGGAGGGAACAACAAACCCCCAACAGAGAACCCCAAACTGAAACCGACGACGGCGCCGCCGGGACCACCAACGACGAAGCCGACGATTGCGCCAGCGATTCCCAAGATTATTTTGCCGGGGCTTCCCATCCTAAGAACCTATACAAGCGGATCATCCGCCAACTTGGAGGCATTCGAGTAGATTCTACGCAACCCCCGGAACCTTGTCGAGCATGTAGAATACGAACGGAATGAGAGGTAACCGATTCCACTATCACAGCGTGGGTTGCCTTGTTCAAACCCTCCATTTGACTAACACAAACCAGATCACCAGGACGCCAATCGGCGCGGCCGAGAGATTGGTACTCCTCCACCTCTACCTCGGATCCGAGAAGACGTAGACCGTCCTCGATGGCAGCAAGGATGACATCTCCAGGAGCTTTCCAGAATCCGTATTCGTAGTTCCTCCAAGCCGGCAGTGAGTGAGATATGCCAGCTTGGAGGAAGCATTGACCCACGTAGTTGAGGCAGTCCACTCCTCGGCGGCGATCTCTCCCGGCTTTTCGATACGGGACCCCGAGCCAGGAACGAGCCGCTTGGAGGATCCTTTCGTTAGCGTGCATCAGAAGCCGTCTATCACCGGGTTGGCCACAGGGATATTTGCCATCGACACGTTCTGTGGTTTATTGCCGAACTTGGTCACGCAATCCTCCAGAACGCGCTTTGCGCAGCCTGGGAGGATGTCCACGGAGTCACCCACAGCAAGTCCGAGGATGGGGATATGGAGAATGAACTGCAAACCATCTTGGCGAATCACGTGTCGCCAAATATCCCCAGAACCTACCAGACGCATCCTGCCCAAGGAGTAGAAATCAGAGGTAGGAATGGCCCCATCGACATCGACTAAACGACCGTCGCCGGCAATAGTTGTTATCGTGCGGGTGATCAGGAACAAGGCTGGATTGAGAGCACAAACAGGATCGAAGAGGGTGTTGTTGCATCCCGGCTGGTGAAAGAGCCGAGGGAAAGAGTCCTCGAACAAGGACTCCACAGAACGCAGGTTCCCCTCTATTATGTCGGTGCTAACCGTGATGTCTTGCAAGAAGCCTACCCACCAAGGGCTTCGGTAGTCGTTGGCGTAGTCGTCCCCGAAACCTCGTATGATGGTGATGCCGATGGCGTCCAAACCGCCTTGAGCAACCAAAGAGACGAAGCTGTTGAGCACAGGAAGGATTAGCTTGGTGGTTTCCGGCTGGGCCGTGTGCTTCTTCTTGACCCCCCTTCGAAGGATCGGCAATGGTTGCCAGGTGACAGGCGCACCAGTGAGGTCGCTTTCTGTGACCGCTTCGTGGTGGGTTGTGTAGTGCTCGTTGGGCAGTTCGCCCATATCGAAGATGTAGAACTCTCGCTCCCCAACGATCGTAGAAGCTTCTTGTATGGGATCAAAGGACATGGCTAAGGAAGGAAGAGCCCTTCTCCTAAAACCTCACGGACACCCAAAGGAACCTCTGCTATGGCGTCGGTGAGGTACCGCCAGTCGAAGGTGTTGCTGTCAGAGCGTACCCGACGAACAAGGCAGACACGCGCGATGTTGGTCAACTCTATGAGGACTTTGAGGGTATCACGCACAAAGAGGTGGCCGGTTGCTGAGTCGTACCCCACGATTTCGTAAATGTCGAGGAAGCGATCAAAGGTCTCGATCATCAACCCATAACGGGAATCCTCGAACAACCACTCGAAGCCGTTGGGGAGCACATGCACCACGTCCCCCTCGAGAGGATCTACGTTTCGCACGATGCGAAAATCAGAAGACCAAGAAGGCATCCAGAACGGCATCACACGACCTTGCCAGCGGCGCATGTTGTCGAAAAGAGTGTACAATCTCGCGTGGGTGTAGGGCCGAAAGAGGAAGTTCCCTGACCAACGATGGCCTCCCAGCTTGTTTCGATCTCCAGAAGATCGGGCAACGGTAGGACCCACCTTGGTACTCGGCTTCACTTTCGTGGAGCGTCCTTCGATGAAGAAGGAGCCAAAATCGATAGTGTCTGACGGTGCGGTCCAGGCCGGCTCCACGAAAAAGCCTTCCCCACCAGTTGTGTCTAAACCGGTCACTGTCCGTACCGTCAGGGGGGTGTCTGGAACACTCATCGGATACTCCTCCAATCAACGTCGATCGTTTGGTGGGTGTCCGTGTCGAGAGTTCGCTTTGGCGGAGAGTCTATTGCCCCGTATAGGACCATGTAGATGACGGCGTGCTGCGGAGGGATAGCGCGCTCCCAAGGGGCAGCAGTGTCGATTGTGTTGGCAGGGCGATTGATGCCTGTAACGGCACGGGTTTCGTAGTAGCGATCTCGTCTGTCGAAGCGGACGATTTCGCCAGATTCGTACATGAGCGAGTCGAGAGGGAGGCTGACGATTGTGATGGTAGACAACCCGGAGGAGTCTATTGCTGTCACGAGAGGCTCAAACCAGAAGGGTAGAGCCACCCTGTTATGCCGCATCCTGATCAACCGCGTCCAAAGGTTGATGCTGTCTTCTCGACCATCCGTCTTGAAGCGGGTTTGGAGGAAGTGGACACATTCGGACTCGGCAGCATTGGCAAGGACAGGAGCCGGGAGAGTCGAAACTCGCTGCTCTATGAAAGCGTCGCTTTCGAAGACATCGTCTGGGTAGGACCAACGACAGCTGGGCGGGCGCTCTTTCCAGTCGGGAAAGAACGACATCAGAACGGCTCGAGAGCCTACGATCTGGTAACAAAGAGTTCCTGGCTCCCAGGTCGTTGGTCTTTGGTTGGGGCTCGCCACAGTCCAGGCGTAGCAGTAGGAGAACAGCAGGGAGGAGTGCGCGTCTTGTCCATCTATGGCGACGTCGAAAGGAAGCTCGCCTCCAGCTTCCACGGTGCCAGAGGAGGCCACGGTGGGAGCGAGCGACGAAGGCAGCGGAGGGTTCGGGGGAGCGATAGGAGGATCGTTGTTGGGCTCGGTGCGATCCAGACCTTCTGAGTTGCCGAGCCCAGGCCCGGGGCTGGAGAAGGTGGCAGTGGCCTGGAAAGTGCTCAAGAGGGTCAGGGGATCAAGCACATCGTCGAGCACGTTTCCGTAAGACACCACGACCAGGGAGGGATCCGACCGGAGGAGATCGCCCAAGGAGGTCTGTGGAAAGATTCGATAGAGGAAGAGGTTGTTGAGCCACGTGGCGCGGATGGCGTTGATGTAGTTCACCCACCAGGGGTTGCTGTGGGTTTTTGAGAAGAGAGGGCCGTAGACCGTCAGTACAACGGGCAGCGCCACCTGTGTGCGGGTGATCCCCTGCACGTTGGGTAGCCTACCCAGAGTCCCGTTGTTCCACGTGATGAATGCCATCAAGCAATCCTAACCGCGAGGCCGGCGACTCTCCAAGCTTGGGTGTAGGGCGAGCCGCCACTCCGGTTGCCCGGGAAGAGCATGTATTGCCGAGTACCTTCGGTGACCGTGTCTCCGTCCGCTTGCAGGCGGAGGGGGGCGAAGTAGATCGGGAAGGAAAAACCGCTGTCGCTCCAGTCCGAAGAACCTTCCCCAATAGCGTAGTTGCCCAACAGTACGCCCCCATCAGGGAACCGGGAGATGTGCCGCGGCCGGTGGAATCCGAGTCGTTCCTGCGTCATCGGACCGACGATGGGTTCGCGGTGAATGGTGATCCGAGGGTTTGGGAAAGCGTCTCCTTGGAGGTTGTTCCAGAGGCTCTCGAAGTCTTGATCGGGACGCACTACCGCGGAGATGTTGGCGTCCGCTACGTTGTCGCTGGCTTCGATGCGACCTTGTTGAAGGACTACCGGACCAGAATCCATGAGCGGGTTCCCGTTCGGTGTGCCGGTCGGGAAGGTTTCGCTGCCGCTCGTTCGGTTGCGGATCAGTTCAAGGATGATGGCCGAGGGGGTTGCTTGGTTGATGGTGCCGCCGAGAGAGTCTGGGTGCGGCGGGAGCTCGAGAAGGCGATCGTCGTAGGCGTTTCCCCAGCAGGTCAAGAGATGACCTTCGTCGTCGTCCGGCGAGACACCCTCCACGTCCCATAGTACGTGACCCATGGCGATGCCATACATCGTGTTGTCGATGTACCAGACGAAGATCAAGCAGCGAGAAGAACCGAGGGACAACGGCGCATCGTAGAATCCGTAGATCTGATCGATGGAAGAGGTTGCTTTGGTGTGCAAGCTCGTGGCCGCCGAGCTGATCACTGGAGCAGGACCCAGAAGAGGAAAAGCAGGATTCCAAGCCTGCGTGAGGTACATCCCCAGATCAGCGGGGTTGGCATTGGGCAGGGTGTCCCATGCGCCGGAGAATACTTGCGTTCGATCCACGGCATTGGTTGGCCACGGCTTGGATTGCGCGTACATGCCTGGTTGGTTGTCTGCGCGCTTCGTGGAATCGTAGCCCGTGTTCATCCAGATCTTGATAGCCTGCTGATCAGCCGCTGAGCCATCGAAAGCCTTCAAAGAGAAATAGGGAGGATTGGTCACTCCACCTACGGCGGGATGCACGTAGAGCTCATCTCCCCCCGTCTCTAAGGCAGGGCTGGGGGTTACGTCGTATTCATCGACGACCCAACCAGCGAGCACAGCTACGGAGCGGATGAAAGAGAGCACACCCTCCGCGCTTCCTGGGGACAGCAGCTGTTGTTGGACAGAGAAGACAGGATCTTGAAAAGGCATTAGATCTCCTCCACTGCGATGAAGCGGGAGAGACTTCCACCAACTTTCCAGAGTCTGAAAGCTCGTCCGTCCATGGTTACTTGCAGGTTGTGCGAAGGCTCCGCGCAGAGCACGGTATGCAGTCCGTTCCAAAGCCCGTAGAGGATGTTGGAGGAGCTGCCTACCACGTCGATGGCCCGACCCGTGATTACGTCATGGACTTCGAAATAAGGCACGGGCAAGGTTGCGCCGCTGCCGGGGGTGATCACTCGTTGGCTGGTGGTGTAGCCATTGGTCGGGTGACCTACTTCATTCTCCCAGTAGTTGGCGTTCAACTCCACGTTGTCGTCCACAGCACAGAAAGCGCCTTGCTCGAACAAGTAGATGGATCCCATCTCTGTCGAGAGCGAGAGATCCCCAGGCTCGTCCGTCTTCCCTACAGGACCACCAGCACGGTCCTGTTGCAAAGAGGTGCTGCCCATCATGCCGGTGAGCAGCGGCTGTTCCGCAAGGGGCCTGAAGCGCGCCGGGATGCCGGCACACCCCCAAGCAGTGAAGCAGTCGGCTCTACCGTGGAAGATGATTCGATCAGCGTCGAGAGAATAGGCCCCCGTGACATCGGCGTTTGGGGAGATCATGCACTTCACATCATGCACGAGTGCGTTTCTACGAGTCAGGTCAACCAACTCATAGCTTTCGAAGGCTGTCGGCGGGGTTGTCCAACAGGAGATCTCGACACCGGTCTGTTGAGGATTGGAGGGGTTGGTCGCGGCGGAGTTGAAGCGGAAGCCGATGCGAAAATCCTCAGTGGTGCTGATGCCGAAGCTTCGAAGAATGACCCAACCACGTTTGATATCGTAGCCTTGGAGGATCGTGAACTCCCCGGTCCCGAAGCCAGAGCCGTTGTCCCAAACGCCCCCGGAGAGAATGGTGACCGTGCCGAAGTCTGGATCGATGGAATAATCGACGCCAAGAGTAACAGAGGTGACAAAATCCTTCTTCACGACGTAGTTGTCGAAGAACATGATCGGCAGAGGCAGAACGAAGGGGAGAGGCACCCCTGTAATGTCGGTCTGGATGGGGATGGTGTTGTTCTGTACAACAGGCTGCGTGCCCCAATCAGCGCGCCCGTAGGACGTCGTGTCTAAGGCCCAGCCAGCGGCGACGGCAGCTTTTACCACCTGCGAATAGAGTGCGATGCCTCCGTGGGTGATTCCCCAAGGTGTGTAGGTCATTATCTTGCTGGCCTTAGATCGTCGTGGCGAGATCGCATGACATTGACGAGAACTTCTTGCCCATCGGTCTCAGCCAACGTTTGTAGGAGCTGCTGCCTATCGAAAACGTTGATGATGGTGAGGGATTGAGATTCCTGATTTGCGGAGTCCCCGGAGGTTGAGCTGACACCACCGCCGGTCTGGAAACCTGGGCCCTTGGTCGCGAAGGATGTTCGGGCTGCCGAAGCTGTGCCACTGCCCACGAGGGATTTGAGGATGCCCGGATCGATCTGGCGTTTTCGGATAGCTTCCATGACACGCACGCCATAGGCCTGGACAGACTTCACGGGCTGCATGAACTCGCCAATCCCTGCCCAGATCGGGATTCGATCGCTGGGGTGGAGCCCCTTCGGTCGAGGGATGCCACCTTCGGAGAGCCCCTGAGCATGGCGGAAGGCTGCGCCAGAAGCTCCCGGCAAAGCGCCCCCGATCAAACCACCCTTGACGAAGCCACCAGCCGACGACAAGGCGCTGTTGGCAGCGGCTTCGGCCGCAGCTGCCTGAGCGACTGCCGCAGCAGCAGAAGCCACGGCAGCGGCTACGACGGCTTTTGAGGCGGCAGCTTCGGCGGCGGCCCTATCCCCGGCTGAGGTGTCGAGCCCCAGGACCTCGGTGAGGGCCTTCACCAGCAATAGGTTGACGATGAGCCTCAGAACCATCGCGGTGATTTGCTGGAAGAATTCTTCGAAGCGAGCGACCAAGTCCAGCTTCTTGGAAGGATCCAAAGCATCACCCAAGGATTGCGCTATGGTGTCCGCAAGCCCGGTGATGGAAGCTTCCCCGATGTTTCTTATCTGCGCGAAGGAATCACCGGCCTTGGTGACGAAATCCTCGAAGCCCGCTTCCAGTCCGGCTGTAAGGGGCTGATCGAGAATGAACTCGAGGCGAGCGAGCTCCTTCGTGATCTCCGCGGCTTCGAGTTGTGCCAGACGGAGGTTAGCCACAAAGACTTCGTCCAGGGAGTTGATTCGCGATTGAATCTCGGCGCGAAGATCTGCGTCTTCCGTTAGGGCGAGTTGATCTTGCAGGGCCTCTTTTCTCAGGGTGTTCTGCCTAGCCAGCTCTTGGGTTTGGCGGATGAGCAGATTGAAGCGGACTTGAGCAGCCGCGACTTCTCGTTGAGCATCGGCAGCGGTACCGCCGAGGGGGCCGCCGACCCCAGCGGTTTTTTGCGCAGCACCCTGGACCAAGCGAGCGTTGACCAGTTCCTGCTCGGCTCGGAGTCTGTTGACCCTCAATCGCTCTCTTTCCAGCACGAGGATCGTGCGTAGACGGAGTTCGAGAGCATCATTGATCAACTCTTCGGCTCGGCCACGTTCCTTGGTGGCGGAGGTGAGGTCTTGCTCGGTGGATACGCGAAGACCGTTCAGTCTGACCAACTCGGTCAAGTTGCTCAGAAGCTTTCGTCCAGCTTCCTGAGAGAGACCAAGTCTCTCGACTTCGGCTTTCAGTAGTGCTCGCTGAGAGACTATCTGCTCGTCGATCTTCAAGGTTTCCGCGTCGATGGCTACCAAGCGGCGCAGAGTTGCTTTGGTTCGCTCGGCGTCGTTGGAGCGAATGGCGAAGCGTTGCTGTCGTTCGAGAGTGAGCAAGGCGGTGGCAGCACCTTCTCTTCGCCGTTGAAGATCATTGAGTTCGGCGCCGATGGCCACCAGAGAGCTCACCTGTTGTCGGTTGGCCGTGTTCTGTCGAAGAATCTCCTCGGTGATCTTCCTTTCCTTGTTTGCGATGTTGCCGAGTGATTGTTCGTTCTCTCTGATACGAGCGTCGATCTGGGTTGTGGCTTTTCTCAGCTCACCCGCGGCGCGCACGCGGTCTCTGAGAATGCGACGCTCTGCATTCTCCAAACCTTGGGCGCTGAAAGCCAAGCGCAAGCTCTCTTGGTTTTGCTCGATGCTGCCTTGCAGTCTCTGGAGGATGGCAGCCTGCTGTTCCAGCTTGATGTTGGTCGCGCCTACGGTGGGAGGGATTTCGGCAAACGCTTTTGCGTAGTCCTCCACGGTAGAGGCTATCTCATCTTGGGAGTCGGCGGCCGCTTCCGACAACCCCAAGAAACGCTTGGCACCTTCGGCGAACTGCTTGGCAGCCTCCTCCGGAGTGATTCGTGGTCCTTCTCTCTCGGCTTGCTGGATTGCTGCCAGCCTTTCGTTGAAGGCGATCTGGTTGGCGCGACGTTCCTCTTTTATGCCTGCGAGACGCTTCTTGAGCCTCGCGTCTTCTCGTTTTCCGAAAGCCTCAGATGCGGAATCCAGCTCTCTCCGCGTGGCGGCCACACCCTTGGCGGCGTCTTCGGCGGCGTCTGAGAAGATGGCACCGATATCGAGAACGAACTCTACGATGGCCAGGATCTTGTCCAGGAAGAAGTTCGCCACGGTGACGAAGAGCTTCTTCACGAAGTTGATGGACTTGCCCCAGGCGGAGGAGAAGAGCAGGGCCGCTTTCTTGATCGCCGAGCTGAGCAGCAGTTTGATGGTATCCGCGATAGTGCCGATCTTCAGACCGCCGATCTCGATGGAGCGAATGAAGTCGTTGCGGAAAGCCGCGACTACCAGCGCGATAGCTGCTCCGATTGCGATGAAGATGCCGGTGATCAAAGCCACCTTGAGTGCAGCGAGGGAGAACAGGCCACCGAGGATCCGCATCACCGGTATGGCGAACTTGATTGCCTTGGCCATGGAGTTGAAAGCAAAAGCTATCAAGGAGATCGGCTTGACGATCGTGAAGATGATTGCTCGCCACACCAGACCGAAGGCCACGAGTTGCCCGAAGAACTTGGCAACGTCTCGGAAGGTGGCCGTGAACTCCCCATCTTCGAAGCCGATGATTTCGGCAAGCTCCCCAGCCTTCTTCAGGATATCCCCGATGATGTCGAGGACGTCTGTCCAGACCTCCACGAAGCCTTGAGCAAATCCGGCGGCCACGTCTACGATCGAGTTGACGACCGATGCAATCACAGTGGCGGCGTCGGCGGCCCCTTCGAGAGAGAAGGAGTCGAAGATCCGTCCAAGCTCTTCGCCCACGTTGGTGAGGATCGAGAAGAAGGCGCGGATGATGCGCAGGGCATCGGGGTTGACCACCGTTCCCTTCTCGGTTGTCTGGATCAGGAGGGCGAGGACATTGCGGAGCCCATCAGCGAGCTGGTTGAAGAACTCGCGGCCGCCTTCTCCGAGGAGTTGAGAGGTGGCATCCTTCAAGTTGGCGATGATGACCGCGAAGTTGGATAGACTCGCTTCGCCCGCGAACTGGAAGGCGGAGAAGCGCTCGAGGAGGAAGTCGGCCAGTTCGCCAGCCTCCTTCGCGTTGCGGATGTCCTCGTTCGTGATCCCCAGAGCAACGGCGATCCTGGTCGTCCGGGCCTGGATGGTCCCTTGGAGGATGGAGCGAATCTCTTCGGCGAGCTGATTCTGAGGAAGACCGATCGCAGCTGCAGCTTGGGCGATCCTGACCGCGAAGCCTCGGACCTCGTCTGGGGAGAGGCCCGCACGCAGACCAGGCGCCAGGGCGGTCTGAAAGGCTTCCAGGAGCTGAGTAAAGGTCGCGGCCGTCTTCAGGCCCTCGACCCGAAGCAGGGACACTTGGCGGCGGGCCTCGGCATTCGCTGCGGCGAAGGCCTCCGCTCCTTGAACCATTCGCCCCGTTGCGGTGGAGAGTTCTCCGGTGGCAGCCAGCAGAGATTGGATCCCCAAGACGGCCGTTTGAATCCGCGAGTTGAAGTCGATGGCCTCTCGCACAGCGGCCCTCAGGGACTGCACCAGGAGGCGTGCTGCTGTGAAGATCGCCAGGACACCCACCAGTCGACGGAACGTGAAGAGGAGCTGTCCCGCGGCTGTACCTGCTTGCTTGGTCTCCTTGGTGATCCGGGTTTGCTCGCGAGCCGCTCGCCGGCGAGCGGCGGCGATGCGCAGCTCGGTTTGCTCGAGTTGCTGGGTCTCTCGCAGACGACGAGCTTGCGAAGCAGCCTCTGCCTCGGATTGTCGAGTCGTGCCCAGCACCTGCGCGCGGGCTCGTCGATCCTGAACTACTCTGAGGGCTTCCTCGTCTCGTCGAGCTTTCCTGGCCGCGGTCTCCCGCTGCTGAGATGTCCGATCACCTTCCCGCGAAACGCGCTCGGCCCCGCGGAGCTGTTGTTCCAGGAGCCTGGACTGGGCCGATTCTTGTCTTGTGGTCGCGAGCTCGGCTGCCGCATTCGCCCGTGATTGCTGGGTTGCGCGCTGGTTGGCCAGCCTCTCTTGCCCACTGAGGATCTGGAGCCCTGCTCGTTTTTCGGCCGCGACCCGCCGCGCGGAGCTGGCGGCCCGACGGTCTTCCAGAGCTTCGGCTCGTTGGAGGCTCTTAGCTCGATCCTCAGCGGCTTTCTTCTCGACCCGAGCTTGTCCTTCAACGGCGGCTTGGCGAGCTCTGGCGGCCCTTGCCTGACTGGCAGCGGCCGCTACGCGGCGCCGTTGTGTTTCTCGCTCGCTCCTCTCGGATTCTGCTCGGCGATTCCTGTCTGCTGCGGTTGCGCTCTTGCGGGCTTTCTCGGCCTCATCTAGCCGACGCCTTTCAATCTCCGCCTGTCGAACGTTGAGCCGTTCCTCTTCTTGGAGATCTCGTCTTCGGCCCTGTCGAGAGCGCGAGGCTTGGCGGTCGGCCTTCTCTCGGTTTTCCGCTACCTTGCGCTCGCTCTTGGCGCGCTCGTTTGCGATCGACCGTTCTTCCCTCGCCTGTCGAACAGCTTCGGAAGGGCCCGCACGCCGTCTGCCGAGAGCCCGTTGAGCGCTAGCGGTCTTGGAGAGCTCCTCGCGGAGCCGCTTCCAGTCTTCGGTGGCTTTCTGGGTATCGTTCCTGAACTTCGTGAGGTTCGCGGAGAACTGATCCTCGACGTTGATCGGGTATTCAAGTCCTCCGCGATCGAGAGCCATCCTTGGGATCCTTTCTGCGAGACAGTTTTCGCGGATCTAAGGCTTCCGCCATGCTTTGGACACCCTTCTTGGTGCCCTGTGCTGCAAGAAAGCGTGACCAAAGTGTTTCCACCTTGTGACAGACTTGCACCTCTAAAACTCGCTGAACGAGGACATCGAAGCTCTCGACATCCATGTTCAGGATGTAGTCCTCCGAGAAGCCGAAGCCAACCAAGTCGACGATGGTGAGCTCGAGGTTCACCCAATCTTGGTCATCAGCTGTTGAGAGGTCTACTGGTCGGTAGCTAGCAGGTCCGGTTCGGGATCCGGAGCCTTTACCAGACTCAGCGACAGGCTGTCCGCGTCGCTTGTCGGCAATGCTTCGGAGCTGGGCGGCGAGTCGGCGGCCTCGTTCGGTTCTGGGGACAGGGCCTGGCTTTCGTTTTTGTCGGCCTCCATTTTCAGGAGAGCCGACTCCCAAATCGCCAGAGCCCTTTTCTGCAAAGGGGCTGGGAGGACCTTCTTGTTGGCCTTGACGAAGCCCTTGAAGAGCTGCGGAAGCACACTGACTTCCACATCATCCAGGAACTCGAGAGGATCCTGATCTTTGGGCACGTCGTCCTTCAAGGAGCTCATCAGGAGCTGAGCGACTGTCTTGGTGTTCGCCTCATGAAGGAGCACAGTCAGAAGGTTCTCCAAAGCCAACGCTCTCCGAGCGTGCCGCTTTTCGCGGTGCTCGATAGAAGGTGGTTCCTGGACGGTCTCCGAAAAATCCCCGTCCTTCTTGATGACGGTCTTCGCGTCCTCGAAGAGGGGAGCTTTCTCGGACAGAACCATCATCGACTGACTAGCTGCGGAGACGATGTCTCGCAGCGACGAGAGGCGCAGAACACTGATGGGGTAGAAGTGGACGGTCCGCGAGGTCCCGTCCTCGAGCACGATTTCGTACTCGATGCCCTTCTTGCTCAGGAATCCCTTTTGGGTTGACATGGTATCTCCTTGCTTGCTGGTCTGCCTTGAAAAGAAGCACCCTCTATCGAGAGGTGCCCGCGGAGGTCTACTGGCTGTAGGTGCGGATACGCACCACTGGGGCGGAGGCGTCTACAGCCTCTCGGGCTTCTGCCTTGCCCGTGAACTGCATGGTGGAGAACTCGTCACCGAGCATCGCGAGATCACCTTCCGGGGAGAGCGTGACGCTGTGGAACTGGTACTCAGTCTGCACGGAGTTGTCG